GTTGATACCGATACTTCACAGGCTTCTGCTCATGCCCAATTATCCGGTGCAAGGCAGTCGAATGGAACACTCCCTGTAATTACATTCCTTCATCTTACTTCAGGAAGTGACCTTATAGATGCGGGAACTAATGTAGGCATTGCCTACAACGGTTCTGCTCCTGATAAGGGTGCATTTGAATATGGTACAGTTGACAATTTTCCTCCAACAGCAGATGCAGGAACTGACCAGAGCATCACCCTACCAGACAATGATGTATCATTAACAGGTGGTGGAACTGACAGTGATGGAACTATAACAGGGTGGGCATGGAGCAAGGTAAGTGGTGGGTCGGCCACTATCACAAGCCCGACAAGTCAGAACACAACAGTAACGGGATTAGTTGAGGGGACTTATGTCTTTAGATTAACCGTAACAGATAATGATGGGGCAACTGGTACGGATGACGTGCAGGTAATAGTGAACCCGGCAGCAGGTGGGGGAGAAAGTAATAATTTAATTAAGTTAAGATATATAATTCGTTATTGACAAATCATTAGCACCTTAAACAAAAAAAAAGATGCAAGACAATCACACATTGGAACATGGGCATATATCGCTTATAATTTCAATTATTACAGGAGTTTTTGCGTGGATTAGTTCTCATAATATAAGTGAGACTATTAAAATTTTGTCTATGATACTGTCAGGTTGTGCTGCAATCATGGCTATGCGTTATTATTATTTTGCAACTAAAAAAATAAAACGAAAGAGATGATACACTATTATCTATTATTATTTGTTGCTGTCATTATAGGGCAATCGTTCTTTGCATCCATTGTTACTTGGTATTATCAACGAAACAACCCAATGATAAGCTATCGAAAAGCGTTTGGGATTTATCTGAAAAAAGAAGTGGGTACGTTTATTGTAATTACTTGCTTCACCTTGTTGTTAATGTTTATTCTTTCTGATTATATGGATTTAACAAAAACAAGGGCTGAGTTAATTGCCAAAGGAAAATTAAACAGGTTTGAGAGCATACAAAAAAGCTTCAGAACCTATGCTGTTATCTATGGGGTGTTTGCTCAATTTTTTGCTGTTCTCTTTTATAAAGGCGGAATAAAAGCAATTACTGATTTTGGGAAAGAAAAAGGTATTGATGTCGAAGTTCTGCAGAATGACAAAAAATAAGTTATTTACAAGATAGAAATTAAATTAATAATGGTAGATGCAAAACAATTTATAGATTTAACAGGAATAGTAATTGATAACTTTGAAGGAGGATATTATCACCCAAATATGCTGTCCCGTTTTAAACCTTCAGACCAGAAGTTATTAAAGTTTTCAGGTGAAACAATGTTTGGTATCGACAGGAAAGCAGGTATTCAGTTAGCTAAGTATCCAGAATGGGATAAAATGTGGAAACTAATTGATGAGGATAGGCGTAATAACCCATCGTTATGGAAGTATCAATATAGAGGGGGGAATTTGAGTTCAGAATTGAAAAAACTCGTATCTCAAATGATGTTTAAGTGGTTTACCTATCTTGCAGAGAAGTATATTTCTGCTACATCTATGGAAGTTATCTCAAATGATTCACGGTTGATTATTCACTTTAGTTATGCTTGTTGGAACGGAGAAGGATGGTTTAAGAGATTTGCAACAGCATTGAATAAGGCCATCTTAAAATATCCTGAAAGCAAACAAGATATCTTTAATGAGACTATAAAAGCCCGCACAATGGCCACGAATTTAGTAGGTATTCCTAATTCGGTAATTAGACAGCAGGGAAAGAAAATGATAGATTTATTTTCAAGATTACATATTTAAAAGCTTGACTGTCAGCTATAAGACAGATTGATTATGAAAGACTATGGTATTGACAAAGGTTTCGTTCAACACAGAGATGACTCAAACAGAAATCAGAGAGGTTGGGGTAAAGGTTTCTTTGGATTCAGAAAAATGTTCAGAGACTATTTGACCAAATTAAATGTAGCATTCTTTGATACATGTTGTCCAGCAGCATCCGGAGAAAATGTTTTCCCTGTTCGTTGGAATGATACTCTTCAAAGATTGGAGAAATTTAATGGTACATCATGGGTAGATATTTCACAGATTAGCGAAACAACGACGACTACAACTACTTCTACAACTACGACCACAACCTCTCCATAAGAATTATTGAGAAGAGGGAGTTATAATAACTCCCCTTCTTTAATGTATCTCCTATTGAACCCATAGACCATATGTAATTTGAAGAAGTCTATGGGTAACAGGTAATCTTTTACCTGTTCTTTACACCATTCCTGTTCCTGTGCCTCTGTAAAGAGGTAATATTCATACCACTTCATTTTCTTCTTTCCTATGGTAACCATCCCGTCCTCAGGAATATCAGTAAATGTTATCTTCTCTCCTATCATGGTAAACTGGTAATTGGCCAGCTTTTCCATCCACCAAATTTTTTTGAGAACCTACTTTGTCTTTAAACCATAAAGTTTTGAGTGCCCCATCAACCGGATTGAAGCATAGGAACACATATCTGCTGGAGTTATACTTCAGTCTTACGACTACGCTCGTCAATTCTTTTCCTTCTGCTTCACCACAATAGATATTATCTTTTGTTACCCTCACCATAGTAGGAATACAATCCACTCCTATACCACGCTGCTCAAGCCTATCAATAAAGTGCTTTGTGGTTTTCAGTTTAACCAATTCACTGGGATACATATAGTTACCTTTCAAAATCTGTGTTCTCGTCAAACTCATATATGTAAAATGTATAACCCTCCGGGTATTCGTTCAAAATCCTTGCCAACTCGTCCAGAGTGACAGTGTCAGGTATTAGTACCTTTCTCTCTTTCATCAATCTTTGCTTTAATTTGTGCTGCAGTGATATAATCTTCTTTTTCCAAAGCCTCTTTTAGCTTTGCTTCCAAATCTTCATTTTCTCCCTTTCCAATGTATGCACTCACAGCACTGGTGCCTACAAGGTAACCTTTCTTATTGAATTTGCAGGTAATGACAGTCTTGTAATCTCCCTTACCAAATTCACAGGTTTCTGTTTCGAGTTCTTACCTGTCATGAATTCCTGAAACTTAAATGGGTCTCCAAACGGATGAGTACCATCCATTCCTCATAGTCTATTAAATAACTCATTGAAGTCCATCTTCAACCTCCTCTTTTTTAATGGTTAATGTTTCTTTTTCTGTGTCATAAATACCCCCAAGCTCTCCTACCTTTTTCAGTTCATCTAAGGGTAAACCATAGTTCTCTGCTACGTACTCCATAGCAGTAAGATTACCCAGTACTGGATACTTTGCATTAGGTTCCAGACTTGCAGATATTTCAATTAATATCTTAGGACCTTTATCATAGAACGTATGAAACTCTGTGATAATGTCCTTGGCTATTCTTGACATCTTTGAATACTTACCTTTCAGAAAGAATTCAATATCAAATGCCCATTCAGAGATGTTCAGAACAAAAATTGTCTCATTTTCAAAGTCAAAGCTCTCAATCAGATAGCCATTTCTGTCTAATACAGGAAAGATTGCTCGTTGACAATACTTAACAAATTCTTCGTAATCATCCCATCCGAACCTGAGAATCAGGAAATAGTCATCAATTGAATACTTATCCCAGAACAGGTAGGTCTTGAGTGGATACTTGTGCGTCTTAGTGAGCCCTGTCAGTGGTAGCAAGAATGCTTCACTTTTACTCCAGTAGGCTCCTTTTAGTACCTCAATCATACTTCAGTTTTAATTGTTCTCGCCTTTTGTTGACCTCCTCATAACATGTAGGGTCAGCTTCTACTTTTTGGTGTTCCTCAAAAGTAAGTAATATGATATTTTCCTCATCTAAGGTTGCATCTGGATACTTACTTTTTGGTAATATGTGGTGAAAGAAATAACTCAAAGGTTCTTTACCTAACCACCTACCCGACACCTCAGAGTAGTGCTTTCTCTTGTGCCACACGTCCATGAACATCGAGAGCATTTGAGCCCTCATCCTTTTTTTCTCCTCGTTTTTCAGCTTTTGTTTCTCGGATACTTTTCTCATTTCGTTTAACTATTCCAGCCACCTTTGAGGTTACCAATTTATTCCACTCCTTAATCTCCTCATTAGTAAGCTCTGTTTTCTTCTCAAGTTCAAAAATTCTTTCGTTAATTTGAACCCAATTCATAGCTTAAAGTAAAACTCCCCCTACTCCCTTGGGGATAGAGGGAGTAGTTGTTTATCTGTTATCTCCATCTCCTTTCTGCACTCCACGTTCCTTTCTCGAACTCAACTTCTTCACGTTCTCATCCACCATATCCTGAAACGTGAATCCAAGGTCATCTGCCAGACTTGCAAGGTACCAGAGAACATCTCCTGCCTCCTTCAGTAATTCCAGTTTATCCAGTTCTCTGTCTCCTCTAAGCCATTTCTTTACTTTCTCACTTGCCTCTCCTGCTTCTCCAAGCATTCCCAGTGTGGGATAAATTATTGCATGCTTTTCAGGGTAAACCTTCATAGTTTTTACAAAATCCTGATACTGGTTAAAGGTTGTTTGCTCAATACCTTTCTCCAAGACCTCATTCTGTTGATTCATTCAGAACCTCCTCTTTGTTTACTGTTCCAAGCTCAGCCATGATTTCTTTCTTCAAATCTTTCAGCCAGTCGGGATTATCAATCATCATTTGCACAAATTCCTCTTCAGTGTATTTGCCCTCGCCATAAGTAATTACACCTGCTCTTAACTTCAGCACTCCGATATCTTTCCCAAGCTCAATGAGCTCTCCCATCTTATCAATTCCTATACCGTACAGAATGTTGAAGCTTGCCTTTGTAAAAGGGGGTGCCAGTTTGTTCTTGATGACTTTTACTGTAGTAAGATTACCAAGCTTTGCATCACCGTCCATTACGGAATTATCCTTAGTTAAACTACGGGTAACCTCCATACGTACATGTGCGTAAAATTTCAGTGCATTACCACCCTGAGTTACGTCAGGAGAACCATACATTACACCAATCTTCTGTCTCAACTGACCAATAAACATGAAAGTAGTTCCATATTTGCTGGACATATAGTTGGCTTTAACTACAGCCTGACCAAGCATACGGGCATGTTTACCAATTGCTGCGTCACCTACCTCTCCTTCCATTACTGCCTTGGGTTGTAATGCATTATAAGAATCATAGACAACCAAATCAATCTCTCCACTCTCCACTAATCTGTCTACTTTGTTATATGCACCTTCTCCTGCATGTTCATCCATCTGAATGATATACAGGTTATTCATGTCAACACCCAGTGCTTTTGCATAATCTCTGTCAAGAGAGTTCTCAGCATCTACATAAAGGCATTTCAACCCTTGTTTCTGTGCATTCCCTATGATGGTCTGACATAGGGTAGATTTACCACTGGATTCCCATCCAAAGACCTCAATCAATTTTCCACGAGCAATACCTCCAATTCCCAGTGCGTGATTAAGACCTACAGAACCAGTATCAATTACCTCGACGCCTTCTGTAGCCTCAGCAGCATCACCATGAATTACAGCTCCTTTGCCGTATTTCTTTTCCAACTCTTTCATCGTTTCAGCGAGAGAGAGTTTCTTTTTTGCTTTTTCTTCTGCCATTCTTAGTTTTTAAACGTTTCAAACTTGTCTTCAGCCCAGTTAGCCATGATGTAAGCTTTCTCCTTTACCCTTTCTTTGACAGAGCCTTCAATCCCAAGCATCCTTGCTGCTACCTGAATACGGAACTGTACGTCCCCCATTTCTTCTACCAGCTTTGACAGTTTGGGTTTGAGGTCTTCTCTCTTGGTGAGATACTTAACCATAACTTCCTGAAGCTCAGCACATTCTTCAACAACTTTGAGAATGTTCTGTTGCTCACTCATGTGTTTCACGAGTAAATCTACTGCTTTTTCTACATTGTCCATAAGATAAAGATAAGGAATCCAGCTCTATTTTCCAAGAGCTGGACCCTCTTTTTTAAGCGATTTCACAAGCTCCACCAGCAATCTTCTTGCACATATCTATAAAATATTGGTTCTCAAATTTGTTCTTCATAATATTCACATCCTTATGAACAAGTTGAATGTTGTTCAATATGTACTCTTTGGAAGAATCTATTCGGTCTATAGAACAACTATGATTATTTCCACAATCATAGAATCCTATAGGTGTACCACTTAGAGCACACTTCCGACCTTGTGTTTCCCACAATTCATGTACCTGTTGAATTGTGATATTACCTGTTCTTTTCTTATTAGCTCTTTCAAAATATCTACTGAACCAACCATATGGAATTTCTTTGTAACCTTTCCATTGTGAGTTATTTTGCCTCTTTACATTCCTTTTAGAACTTTTATTGGCAAGTTTGGTCCTGCAGGACTTGCACATTCCATTCCTTTTCTTGGCTGTCCAGTAACTCTTGTAGCTCTTGTAGCTGATTTCTTTTGTGCATATTGAGCATAAATGTTTATATTCCATAATGCTAATATACACAAAAGAAGCCAAACTACCAAATAAATCTTCGTTTGAAGATTATTCAATTGTGCACTGACCACCTGCACAGGCACTTACAAGAGAAAATTGTACATTGTCATCCTCCTCTCGAACATTAGTTAAATCTAAAGTTTTTAAAGATTTAATTCTTTTGTTATACTCTTCTTCAGTTATATCTTCGAAAGGACTCTGACGATAACTTCCACCGTCATAGTCAAGAACACTGATACCATTGTAAAAATCCTTGTTGACCCACATCCATTCACCAACTGCTCTCCATTCATCTACACTACTTCCATTCAGTTGAGATGTTAATTCACCACCAAGGTAACGACGATTCTTGTCTATTGAGATTGTAGCGGACACATTATGCGTGTTGAAGCCATCTTCATGCCCCGGTAGAATCCATTCAGTGGCAAACTTTTTGACCCTCTCCAGTGTCTCCAGTGCTACTTCCGTCCTCAGAATAGACCCTTTAGGTGCCTTTATAGGGAACCTAACGCAGAGGGTATCTGTAGGTCTCAGCACATCATCCTCACATAGCTCTGGGTGAGCTGCCATAAGATATTGTGCTACGGCTTCTGATTTATTGAACCTCAACGTTCTGAGATAATAATCATTATGCCAAGCATGAATTCCTGAACTGGTACCAAGTACGCAACTTGTTGTGCCAGAAGGTTTTATACAAGTAACCCTTGCAGCAGAGTTAATTCCAATCTTCTCTGCAATCTCTCTGTTCACAGCCTTGGCCAAAGCCGCAGCCTGCTCCAAGTTATACTTGAGAATCCTACCTGAACCAATACCAGTCATACCAATTCCTAACAGTGCATCTTTCTCTGTAGCTACCTTCCATCTGTTTCTCAGGTAGTGGAAGTCTGTAAAACCTGCCTGTAATGTTCCAAAGAATGCTGCTACAGCAACTCTGTCATTCAGGTCCTCCTGACTTTCCACGTCACTAACGTTAACTTCACAAAGGTTACAGAACTGAAATGGTCTCAGACCAATCTCACAACATGGATTAGTTCCCCAATCCCTGTCATTAGTCCAATAAATACCGGGCTCTCCACTCTTGGAAAGTTCAACCCGCTCCCATAAGTCAAAGAACTGCTGCTCACTCACTTCTCCTCTCACCAACACCGCAGAGTTGTTGGCTCGTCCTCTTTGCTCATTTAGTTCCCACCAATTACCATACTTACAGGTAATCATTTCTTCATCGTCCATATCAAATAAGCAAATCATAGCTGACCTACGAATACCCCCTGCCAGTACGCTATTAGCAATATGACAGAGAATATCATGACATTCAAGGGACGTCAGCTTTTCCCCATCCTGTTTTCTCTCCAGAATTGCCTGAATATGTGCAACACACAATTTCAGTGGTTCTGGCCCCGGAGCCTTTCCTCCTGCTGTTACCAACCTTGCACCTTTTGGACGAATGTCCCTGTAATCAAATTCAGGGATGGTACCCATTCCTAAATACCCTTTCATCAAGACTTTGATAGCATCTGCCCATCCAATGATACTATCCTGAATTAAGTACTTCCGTGTTTTATCACTTTTCTTAATCTCAGGAAGCTGCTGAATGTGGTGCCTTTGAACACTATACCCAACTCCACTACCTCCTAATAGGAGAAACATAACCTCACTGAAAGCGTGATAGTTATCAATTGGGAGATAGGCACAATTGAACCCTCTGGCATTGTTTACTTCCAAAGCTGGACCTGCAAACTGCAGAGCTCTCATAGATGGTAAAACTTTCTTTTGTCTTATCCATTCTACATTCTTGATAATCAAATCTTTAAGATGTGGATACTTTTTGAACATCATAATTTCATACCTATCCACGATTTCGTCCCAAGTTTCCCTACGTCCTACTTCGGGCAAGTACTTGGCATACTTACTGAAAACAGTTACCTTACTCAAGGCTTCCAATCCTAAATCCATATTATTCTTCATTTTGCAGATTAAAAAAGCCGGGGTTTTAAATTTCCCCGGCTTGGTATACCAAGATACACAATTCTTCCTCTTCTACCAAATTAACTTTTTTAATCTTTGTTGTTAATCTTTCCCTTTTCCATGAGGTCCATGTAACTCCAAAACATAGCATTACACATAATGTGTCCAATGTGGTTGAGACCACTTTCCGGGTCATTTTGTTCTCCATCAATCAACTTAGCAAGGTGTCTCTGTATACTCTCCAGAATCTCATCTTTCTTAAGACCTTTTTGCCAGTTGAATGGTTCGTACTTTTGCGCTCCAAACATTAGTACTTTTACCATAGGTTCCAATGCACCAAAGTGTACATATGACCACTTTAGCTTGCCGTCATTGCACCTAAGACCATGATTTTTGACAGGTTGAGAGTCAAAAAATCCATGCTCTTTTCCTAAGAGTTTATCTGTATCTTTTAACATTTGGTTTGTTGCATCACTCATAGTTTTCTTATTTTCTTCATTATCAATGATTTAATCTCAGTCATCTCATCTTCTTCCCAAATGCTTTTCAGTACAGGGTCAGAAGTAATAGTTCTTTCATTATCAACACACCAAGCCCGGGCAACTGATAAAAGCTGGTCCAGAGAGCTGTTCCAGCCACCTGTACCCTTACGTACCTGCTCATTCTCCAATGTAAAACGTTCAATTTCAAGCTCATCTACGAGCTTATTTGTTGCCAAATCCTGTAACTTCTGTTCAATCTCAAGTTCCTTGAGTTTGACTTCCAATGCCTCCCTCTCTGGAGACAGTTCTTTCTTGTCCTCCGGTTTCTTCTCCGGAATTGGTCCATCCAGTGCCATAGTCTTTCCAGTTTAAAGCGTTACTAATAATTGGTAACTCGCCTTCATATCCCCCAAGCAGCCAAAGTTTCTTTGAAGGGGTTACCTTGAATTTCTCGTACTAATCTTAACATTTCTGCTGCTATAAAATGTATCTCATCCTGTGCGTGATTGTCATTTCTGAGTTTCAGAAAGTTAGCAAAACTCCTCATGTTAAATGACACATCTCCTTGAATCTGAGAGTTATAAGTTTTAAAGAACCTACATGACTCCTTAGCTCTTTTCCTGCCCAAAACAGGTGTAATATCTTCAACCGCAGCATGATACAAAACATTCCCAAGCTTTGTATATCCTTCCAAGATTCTCAGCCAGCTTGTATCTTTATGTGCAAATTGACCGAAGTCCTTTGAGCTTTTTATATCCTTCCAGTCTTCAGGTAGGTAATACTTATCCTCTTTCAATTCCTTGTACCTTGCGGATTCGGCATTTAGGCTACTAATTCTGTGCTTCAGAAGATGAATATGAGAGGCTATGTCTGTATTGACCAAGAAGTGGACCATTCCTTTTTCGAACGGAGTTTCATGACCTGCGTTCCAAAGCTGCTTGATTAACTTACCTATTCTTCCTCTCTTCTCCTCGGTTAAATCTCTGCTTGTAGACGTCCATGCCGAACAAGCTATTACTTCATCAGAACCATAATATCCCAGTAGTTCCACACTGTTTTTCATTACTTAAACCTCCACTTGTGTCCAAAAGCGGTCTTTCTTTTACCTTTACACGCCTCTGTGAGCCCCTCTGGCTTTTCAGCCTTGTCCGTTCTTGAGGAACTCACCCTTGCAATCTCCACAATGTTTACCTCAGCATTGGGAGTGATACTCTTAAGACTCACTTTCATCGTAACCAATGTTTAATGTCATCTGACCTTTGTTATTGAATGCCTCTCTTGAACAACTCCACTCATCATTCTCCTCAGCCCATGCAATATCCTGAATAAGTGTATCTACACCTCTGTACTCTACACCTCGTCTACTAAATCCTTTCAATCCTCTCTGAACGTCCATGATAGAAGTTTCATAAACCAGTGGACGTCTGTTATTTGCAGACGTATCACCTACTACAAACTTCATAGGTTTGACATCATATCCTTTCATGTCATTTGCATTTGCCCATTCCCGTGCAGCTTTCCAATAGAAGGCATTCTGCAGGTAGTAGCAATTCTTCATGTACATGATGTCAAAGCTCTCGTTGTCATAGGTTGTCTTAAGGTCCATAGGTTGGATTACCTTCTCATCATGGTCAATCAGCATCATGTCCAATTCTGCCTTACATGCAATAAACCTGTCTTCATCCAGCCTGTAACTGAACTCAATAGGGAAGTGTGTAAAGAACTCATTCTCATCATGATTAGCAAAGATTGCTCTGGTAAACTCATCCTTCTTCAACTTCTCAGCAACCAGTTTGGCTTTGTCCATAATAGGTACGTCAACAACAGTTTTACCGATACTCTTCAGACGAGAGTCCAGATAGTCCTTACCATTCTTAAGGAAGTCCTCAAGAATCTTCTCATCATCTTTACCTTTGTACTTATCCTCAGCTCTTACCCGACGTACAGCCTCTGCAAATCGTGTTTCAAAGCTACAAGTAACCTCACCTGCATCATTCATACATGCCTCAGTTTCCTCATAGATATAGTCAGCCAGTAAGAAGACCTGTCCAGTTCCCTTAACTCCATCATATAAGGTAAACTTTTCTTCAAATCTGGCCTCAAACTCCTTCTCATCTCCTCTGCATTCCAGCAGATAAAAGTCAACTAAATCCCCTATGGTCAGAGCTACATTCTTTTTCTCTTTTCTCTTTTTTCCCAGCTTAAATTCCTCAAAGAACTTAATCGGGTCATTATCAAAGAGTTTTAACATGCTCTGGTTCAGGGCATCCAGTTTCCTGTAATTGACATTAGGCTTGTCATTAAAAGCCTTTGGTTGAATCTGCTTTCCTTTTATCATTCCTTAAAGTTTAGTCTGTCCAGCTCTGCAGCAATCAAAGCTCCAGCAATGATAAGTCTCTCTTTTAGAGATTTCCTCATCATATAGTTACAGATAGTTTGGTCCCATTCTGCTGGCATGTATTCGATGTCACCCTCAATCAGGGCCACCGCAGCATCCTTAAGCTCACCAAACTGGTTTATCTGAGCGTCATATTTCACGGACCTGCCATGTTTCACTTTCTGCTCCAGACGCTCCTGAGCAATCAATTCTATACCTGTCATAGGTTTTCCTTTTAGTTGTTCCCAATTCAGTCTACTTAGCACTTCCTGTTCTTTCATAGAAAGGTTAGGCCATATATCTGCTGGGATTTGAAATTCTCCGTCACTCATTTTTCTTCAATTAAAGTTTCATCTTCAATCGCCTTTCTTATCCATCTCATGAAGAACAAGGCTTTGTCTTCTTTCAGCATTGTAGCTGTTCCAATATCTTCAAGAGGAACAGGAAACAAATATGACCTGTGATGTTCACTAATATCTCCCAGATAATCCCTTTTTTGATAAGGGACAAGAACTCTATAATAGAAAATACCTTGCCGGAAGCTATCAAAATACACCTTATTGTTCTTAACAATCTCTTTAATGTCCATCACTTGAAATGTTTTCTGTAAATCTGTTCTTGAATATCTTACAACTTATCCATCCATTGTAAGAGTTGACACTCAGCACATTATGTGCTATTTGCTCTTTAACTTCGTAGTAGGATAGCTGAGCTTTATTATAGCATAAGTGTAGTATTTCACGTTTGAAGTATTTCTCTCCAAAATTCTTAACATCAGTCATCAATTGCTTATTACTACCATAATAGCTCAGCCACTTACTATCTACGAGGCTCGTTTTGACTCTTTTACCTGTTTCAGCCCTCTTCTTCTTGCTCAATCTGCTCTTCCGTTTATAAACGAAAGCTTTCTTTCCAATGTAAATCCTACCTCGTATCTCTTTTGGTAGGTCATCTGAGTCAGCTACGGTTATACGATATACGAATCCAAAATAATCTGATGGTGCCCTTTTGAGCACTTTTCCTTTTAGTAACCATCCTTGTACTTCCATATAAAACCTTTATGTTGTTTAGATTTTCCATTACACACGTTTCTAATATAATCTTGGTCAAAACCACCTTGAATCTCTGCATCCTTTGCACATGTCCACTCTTTAACAAAAGTTCCATCTGGCAGTGTTTGAATAACAGGTTTTCTTCTTTTTGAAATCCTTTTCTCTACAAAATTGTAACTATTTAGTTACTACCAAATATTTCAGTAACTTTTTTTGTACTAAGTTATCCACATTTTAAACCCCTCAATTTCAAAGAACTATAATCACCCGTAGCCAGCCTGTAACACTGCATTGCAGCAATAGGGGCTGACGAATAGAGCCGAACTGAAGCTAAAGCCAGGCAGCAGTGCAGATAATACCACTACTGCTTCAATGCTTCACCGTTATAAGCCATGCTCTAACCTTAAATAACCTGTTGCCTCACATCTGCAACATTGTGCCTGTATGGGTTCAGGTATTGGACAATTACAGCAGCTACCATCTTCATTCGGGTTTCGGCAACATCCAGCGACATAATCAATAACTATCCCTGTTCCGCCACAATCAGGACAAATGCACGGCACATAACAAGGTATTTGTGCCATGCCGTCTGACGTGGGTAATTCAACATTTGTACTTTTATCGTCTTTCATTTGTAATTCAGCTTTTGTATTTAAAAATCGGCACGGACACAAATACCCGACCCGTTACCTGCTATGGATAAACCAATGACGGACAAAGCATACTTCAGCAAGTAACTTAGCTTCTAATTCTGTTTTCGCTTTTGGTTCATCAAATCCAGCATAATCATCTTTATAATACACACACCACCACCAATAACGTTTGTTCATTTGCTCGACACGTAAACAATAATCACCGTATCTAAAAATAAAATCATCTTTTTTTGGAAAGAGTCTTACTCCACTCTTCTTTATCTCTACTTCTCCAAAAGCTTTGACTCATCTTCTTCCTCGTTTCGTCTGAACATCTTTTCTCATCCTTAGGATGGGTAGGTTTTATATTGTATCCTCTTTTCCGGTTCCTCAAATCCAGCATTGTACACCAGTAATGTTCTTCTGAAGCCAGAATGTCTGGTTCACACTCCTCAAGAAGCTCGAACTTAAAAGCTACTTCACCATACTTATTCCAAGCTCTCTGTAGATACTCATTATAATGAATATTGTCTTTTAGAGCACGGATATGGTTTATCCATCTGAGATTTACATCTTCAGAGAAGCCAATGTACATCTTGCCGTTTATCTGGTTCGTAATCGTATAAATACCGCAAGTTTTCATCTAATATAGGCTTTATTGTCAATAATTTCAACCTTCGTAGCAAAGCCTCTCATAACTAACTTAGGTTGGGTTTTGTTCCACTTTGTCTCACAAGGAACTTCACAAATCACATCATTAACTATTGTACAACTGTTCCTAAAGTGGACAGACATTTTGCCCTTCTGCTTGAAGAAGTGGTAGAAGAATCTGTACTTACTCATCTATTACAAATTTGGTTTTTTCGTATTTTATGCCTTTGGGTGTCTTGTACTTCAATCCCACAATGACTCCTTTAGGGTCAAGGAACCTCTCATCACTCTTATCACCATCAATGACAGTAAAGCCATTATACGTCAAAGGTACGACATTTTTGAACACAACGGTCACATTTGCCACTTTATTTTTCAGCACATTCTCACAATGCTTCCAGTTATGTCCGGAAAACGACAAGGTTAAATAATAATTCTTCAATTTGTTTGATAGGGCCTTGAAGTGGTCCTTTGTGTAATCATAGAACTGAATATTTGTCAACAATTCCATGTCGTGATGTAATCTCTTGAATTCCAAGTCCCAATCTACATCACTAAGAAGGTTCAATCTAATAGCAGCTTTGCCTTTCTTGTTAATTTCCACGAGCTCTTGCCAGAGCTTCTCTACAAATAAATCTCTGTGCTGTACAAAAAACTCAGTCTTTCTGCTTCTGCTTTGTACTACATTGTCAAAACTCTGCCTACCCGCAAATTGGAGACATGCAGTTCTGCACTCTTTGGTACTGAACTTGCAGAGGTTTTCTCCTTTACTGTTTAAGTCTGTCGGTTGCAGTGACAAGTAGTAACTTTTCGTCGTGTTTTTTGCTGTCTTCGTGTTGCTCTTGCCATCTGTTAGAAGAGCCTTCTTTTTAAAATACTCAATCAAATCCATAAGGAAAAGGTCCCCTGTGTAGGGGGACCTGTATACTTAATTGCAAATCAATGACTTATTTCACTTGGTAAGTCTTACCAGATACTGTGATTTCACTCACTTTATTCAACTTTGTGTTTGTCAGGTAGCCCAAAGGTGATTTCTTCTGAGCACGAATAACTGCCCTTGTAATCAAAGCACCATTGATGACTACACTTTCAAATCCTGCGTTACCTGCCAGCGTGTAGGCTGTACTTTTATCAATCACATTTGTTTTGCGGGGACGTCCTCTTTTAGAAGCTACAGCAACAGGTTTAGAAGCTACTTTACCTGCTACTTTAGAAATACCACTCAGTGTACCACCACTTGTAGAGGTTGTTACCGTAGTACTTACAGGACCTGCTGTAACTGTTACATGAGCAGGAGTTGCAAGTGAATAAATACGGTATGTACCATTATCTGTGAAGGTAAAAATACCATCACCTGCAAACTGAGCCATATAATCACTTACTGCTTGCTGAGTCCAGTAGTAGTAAGGATAATCACGTCTCAGTTCTGTTTTGATTTCAAGTGTTGTTACTGTGTTGTTTGCTTTAGCCAATTGTTTTGCTACTGTCAAAACGGCATCTTTCATTGCTTTCATGATGTAATCTGTGTTTGAATTTGTAAATAAATAGTTTGTTAATGATTTTTTGCTCACTTTCAGGCAGTTGCCGTCGTCATCACAGACGTCTAGAATGCCATTTCCAAAGTCCCTGAAGACTTTTATGGGCAGTATAAGCGTTGCCCGTTCTCCTACCTTAGGTTCCCACAGTTTAGGAGGTATATAGGGCTCAAGAGCCTTTGCTATATCCTCAACAGGAATTTTGTAGGGTTCATAAGTTAATTCAGCCATATGATATACTTTATACGGTTTTGTTGCTCTTTATAAGCAATAATTTCACTGTTCTGAAGACCATGTCCGGGTTTCACGTAGGTTGAATCATAACCTCTCTTACCTAACTCGTTGTAATTCAAGCTGAAAGAGTTTCCACGATACCAACCATCATATACGAACGGGTTACCAGTATGTACTTCATAGACCAGAATAACTTTATCAGGGTCATAGCCAGTATAGCCCAAAGACTTTTGCATGTGCTCACTGAAATAGTTACCATCTCCATAAGCCTTACCAGAAAACTGGAAGTTACCTACCGGACGAATCTTCAGACCAATCTCAAGGATAGGAATAACTGAAGTACAACGAGTTCCATGAATAAGGATACTTGTACTCTTATTCTTCTGCTTACTCATCCATTCATCAAATACCTTATCTTCTGCAGGTTTGTTGACTTCAAATATTGCCTTAACCTTCCTTCCATGACTTTGCTTAATGAGGTACTCAACTTCTTTGGCTACACCATCTGCCTCAGTCATGGTTATTCCCAGTTTATCAAGCAGTGTCTGGGCTGCCTTCTTGTCAGCTTTTGCCTTTTTCTTGTCAGGAGGTTTCACAAGGGATACCTGAGCTGCCATAGCATCCAGATTATCCTGTTCATTCTCCATGTGACGGTCCAATTTAATGTTGGGCAAAAGGTAATCCCGTACCTGACTCATTCTCCGGGGGATTATAGTATAGAGCTCAATCAACTTTGCGTTTATGGCACTTACAAGTTTTGCGTCCATTCCGTTGATTTCATCAATAAGTTTCTGAGCCTCATCCACTTGTTTTTGACTAACTGCCTCAGCCTTAACACTATATGTACACTTTACCAGTGCATCAGTGTAAGCTTTCATCTTCTTTAGAAACTCATTGACCATCTCTTCAGCTACATCAATAAGTGACTCTTTGGTTTCCTTAACCTCTGTTACTTCCACACTTACCTTATCTGTCACATCAACATAGCCTTTGTTTACTTTCTCTCTATACTTACTACCCCATTTGCTGTACGGATAGGTAGCAGTGTTGGCACTACTCTCAATCCTACCGTATTTTACGGTGAAGTTCGGACCACCATCCCACGTCATCTCGTAGTACTTGTTATTGTTGTCCGGAGTCACCATGATTAGTTTGCAATATTGTTTACTCATATGCTTCACGGTTTAATTTGATTACGTAAGGGAACCGTAGTGCTCCATCAGGTGTCCTGTTGAAGTACTTAATAGTTGCCTTTGTTCCAATATACTTAGCTCTGTCTTTCCAGACTTCTGCTAAATACTCATGAGACCCTTTAACATTTGATTTACAGGTCTTTCCATCCTCCAGTTCTACAACAAAGAAACCTATTGTTCCTGCACGACCACCTTCTCCTTCTTCAGCTCCTATGATTTTGAACTCTTCGTCAATGAAGTCTTTTTTCTTGAGCAACTGTTTGCTTCTCTTATTCTCATAGGGTCCAAGGTCAAGTCTCAGAATTGACCCCTCAAATCCTTTGCTCAGGAACTCTTCATGATATTTATCTACTTCTGCTTGGTTCTTAACTTCATAGGTAGGAACCAGCTTGTATGCTGGATTGTCAAGTTGTTTTAGGGCACTTTTTAGTGCAGCATATCGTGCACTAAAGACACCATCATGAGAAGGAAAGTCATAAGCCCAGAATTGAACTTTGTCCTTACTCTCTTTATACTCTTCAACTGTAGGACTTTGTTTCTTACAAAGACTCACAATCTTGTTGAAATCATCATGATATTCATGATTATAGAGTTCTCCATCCAGTATGAACTTATTCTGATAAAGATGAGGACTGGCAAGATAACCTTTACCATTCCTACTCATCAGAGTATCGTTCTCACTGATACATCTTAGGCCATCCAGTTTAGGTTGAATGAATGTAGGTACAGTAAAGAGCAGCTTTGCGTACTTGCTTTCCTCATGGGCAAGCATAGGTTCAAAGAACTTCTTCTCTTTAGTCAGCACTTCATTATATCCTCCGTCCACTTTCTTTTGCCACTTGGCTTTTGCTTCAGCCACTGCCTGTTGTATAGGGTCAGTGGCATTTGCTCTACCAACGTTCTTTGCTTTGCAATACGTTGGTTTCGAGGTGGTTATAATACCACCTTTGATTCCTTCCTCAGTCCAGAAGTAATCATCCTGCACTTTAATCTGCCACTGTTGTACCTGTCCTTTGGACGTGTACTTGTACAGAATAGGTAGGTCTGTTTTGTTCATAGATTGATTATTAAAGGTTTGGTAATCATCTGAGTAGCGTCGTTAGATACCACTGCTCCGTTTGAGAATAATACCCTGCGGTTGGTAGTTACGTGTCCGAGAACTACACCAACTCTGTCATGGATATGACCACAACAGTGAAGCTTAAGTCCAAACAGTCTCTTCTGAATAACCTCCAGAAGGTCCTTACAACCTTTGTGATGGTCAGTTTCTCCCTCCTTCATGTACTTATCTGTCACATTGTCCAGAAAGCCATAAACAGGAGTGTGAGTTATCAGAACGTTCACATCAGTGGGAATCTTGGCCCAATACTTCTTAATTGCATTTCCCCTATCCGCATTGAATGCCCAGTCATGCCCAAAGGTTGGAGACATAGGAGAACCATAGAACTTTACGCCTTCAAACACGTAATCCTTATCTACCAAATACTTGACGTCATAGTTCTTAAGTAACTCCAGTGCATCCCTGTGTTGCTGTAGTGCAATCATCTGATTCACAGTATCTTCTCTACTATGAACCCATTTCTTATCCAGAATCAGGTCAAGGTCATGATTTCCTGCGGTAAATAGCTTCAGACGTGCTGGCTGACTCTCGAACCAAATTAAAAATTCAGTTAAGTCAGCTAAAGTTCCCCTCCAAGGGGAGTAGTCACCGCTAAAGATAAGTACATCACAGCTTGGAATAACTAAATTCTTTGTGTAGGTAGGACCGTGCGTATCAGAAATGTGCACAATACTTAATCCCATAGTTTCTTGTTTTTGTAAATTCTCTCAATCCAATCACGAAATTCAACAAGGGTACTATCAAGCTTGGCAGTGTTACATTTTGAACAACAGCTTACACAGTTTTCTTCTGTATACCCCTTAGTATTATCCACTCTGTCTATACCATTGTAAACAATATCAGACTCTTCTGACTTCACTTTTACCTTTCGTTTACTCTTTGTAATGACATTGTAGGATTTTTCAGGAGGTGCTCCACAGTAATGACAATTTCCCTTTAGAAGTTCAACTGTCTTGTCTGTAGGTAGAAGAAACTCTATCCCTCTGTTCTTGGCTTCAGCCTTGTAATTAGCTGCTTTTGCTCGATAGCTTGATTCTGTTGGACTATACTTTCTGTTACCATGTTCAGCCTGAAAATTAGAACATCCGCAATTAGTGACTTTACCTCTGTTAAGATGAGTAAAAGTCACAACTCTTTCTTTTCCACATTCACATTGGCACAAATAGAGCCTATTGTAGTAGCAGTGTTGATAACAGTCAGTTTCCCAAACTTATCTCCTTGTTTAATTTCCATCATAAAATTGTATTTCTACAAATATACGACTTTTTCTTGGATTTACCAAATAAAAATTGTTTCGCCCCCTGTATAGACTTACGTCAGATGTCACAAGGTCAGCCTTGTCTCTTCTATCTCAGAGGCATGGGGGAATATACACCCATCAGTGGTGCACCACCTTTCACCGTGTTTAATACTTTGGGTATTTAGTCCAAAGCCACGGGTATCCATACTTGAGATTTACTCTCTACTTATGTGGGAGGAAGGGAGCCACCCCAATGTTATTAAATTGCCTTAATCCTGCTTTTCAGCATGTTCTTAATGGCGTTTAGGTCAACCAGACTTACCACAGGTACTGTATCCTGTACAGACAAGTTCTTGAAGCTCTTTTCTTTAGCAGCTTCTTCAAGCTCTGTCAGTGTCAGGTCATGATACTCCTCATCAAAGGCAGTCAGAGCTCCCTCATCAAAATGAATACCCTGAGGTTTGTCATTTACACAGGCTACGAACATTTCAGTAGTCCTGAGTTTCCCAGTTTCACTACGAGGAACTGTAATAGCTTTGGAAGGATTAACCAGAACAACTACAGGCATGTCTCCAAATCCTGAGTAGTCATAATCAACTGCAGCAGCATGAAGACCACCTGCGGCACAAATACCGTTATTCAGGTTAATCTTGTTCTCAGGAATCCTGTAGATACCTCCCAATTTGATTTCTACACCACGGTCATGTACTGACGTAAATGTGTTAGTATCAAAGTTAGGAAGCTCCAGATACGCTACCTGTAGGTTGATAAATGGTTCAGGACCAGTTTCACCATTGTAATCCCTCAAATCTACCAGTCCATAATCATCACCTACCCGGGCTACTGCAAAATCCCGTGTGTCCTGATTCTCTTTCTTCAGCCTGTAATATTGTTGGGTAACGAAAGTTACGAATTTAGTATCAGCACCATCCTTAGTAACAATCCTGCGGTACAGGATAAGATTACCATTCCGGGTAATACGTACATCATTCTTCCGTACAAATATCAACAGGTCCTCTCTGGATTGCTCTATGGTGTTCAGAGCCAGCTTCAGCCAGAACATTTTCAAAGCATCAATCTGCTCATCAACATCCTCTATGTCCTCATCACCATAGCAATCATACTCCTTCTTTTCCAACAGTTCAATGAAACTTCCTGCTACTGGTGCAGGCATCGCCAGATTTACTCCTTTCAGGTAAACTTGGTTTCCCTTAATTTCAAAGTCAGTACGACCTTTGAATATATCAAGGTTATTGGCAATAAGTTGACGCTCCTCTTGGGTATCAACTGTATTGACAATCTTTTCAGGTTCTTTATGAGCCTCTTTGTCAATCATATAGGTCTCAATCTCGTGAATAGACTGAGCATCCCGTACTTGCAAAAAAGTTCCATACTCCACACCTGACTTACTGAGCATCGTACCATCCCTGAACACAACCGTAAGGTTCTTGTTGGAATAGAAGATGTTCTTATAAGGCTTGGTTACATCCTCCCTGTAGATTGAGTCTGCAGGTTGATAACTCGGATAGGAAATCGGTGGAGTTACCGATGTACTTTCTGGCTTCTCTTTTGCCTTCTTAAGGATTTCCCTTTCTTCAGAAGTAAGCCACAGCATTTTAAACCACTTCATTTGTTTCTGGTTTTACTTCCTTAAAGACTATTTCAGCCCCTTCAGGAAGGTCGTTATAAAATTTCTTCCGGAATAGCAACATTTGATGAATGATACGCTCATAACGTTTTGTCAGTTCAGTATTTGTTGTACTTGGAACATTAAACAAGGTTATAAAGTCGTATTTCTCTACTCCTTCTTTTACCCTTAAGTATCTGTCCCACAACACTTTATCATAAAGGTCGTGAGCATCTGCCACATCAATAATGATGTTCTTCAAATTTTGGTCCAACCCATACGTTGGATGAAGCATGTTTCTCTCTACATAGTTTTTAAGTTCTGCAGCATCCTTGTTAAAGGTCTTCAGAATTCTCTTAAATACTACGTTTTTGTAGTTTGAGACTTGATTGTAAGCCTGTAGCAATTCTTCAAATTTGATTGCTGAGGCCAGTCTCATAAACGGTTTGCAATCTCTGGTCATAAAACGTTGAAAATTAATGAATTGAAAATGTTCTGGAACCTTCTTAATCTCTTTCTTTCCCACCATAGCAAAACGAATTTTATCCTTATCTTTTATGGATTGGATAATTCCCTTTGCAAGCTCAATGTTATCATCCTCAGTAAGAAGGACAGTAAGGTACTGATTCTTAGTAAGGTCCTCTATAGGAAAAACTTCTTTCTTAAAGTGTATCTTTCCATATCTTTCATAAGAATATGCCAGTGTTACATCTCCATCTTGTTTCCCAAGTCCTTGATAAGTAGTTCCTCCCAGTAGTTTCCTTTTTCTCTTTTGTTCCTCACGTTTTACTTCCAACCAGTCTGCAAATTCCTTACTTTCGGCTACCTTTCTTTCATCCTTAAAGGTACTAACAATAGTTGAGACTACAAAATTCCATTCCTCAATATGGGCTCTCCATACATCCCTCTTCTTTGTTGCCAGACTTAGGATATGCCGGTATGTGTCTACCTCAATCTTCATCTGTCCATTTGGTCCATAGACCTTGGATTTTCCAATCTTTCTTTCAAAGTCATTGCGTTTAACGAACAATGTCTCTTTCCCATACTTATCCTTTAGAAAGTCACGAATGTTTCCTCTAAAGTCATCCCCAATAAGAACAGTTTTACCTTTGTCTTCAAGTATATGACGTTCCTTAGACACACCCATTCTACCTGCCTTGCTACGGGCAACTCCCATGTAGTTCACATAGGCAACCATAGAATACTCAGCAAGAAGGTCTGACCTTCTAATTTTGTAGAAATTAGGGTCAGTAACAGTGATACCTTCAACCTTGATATTAGCAGGTTTGATTTTAGTGTAGTTGAGTAAAGGATTGATTAAGAATTCCTTATCATACATACGTACATAGAAGTTCATTTCACCCAAATACTCATATGCTTCCATGAAGGTTTTGAACTTCTTCACAGTATTATTATATTTACCAACAAACCAATCTGCTAACTCACCTATCTTCCTGAGTAGTAACTCTTTAGTCTTTTCATTGGTGATATAAGATTCCCTACTTGGAGTAGGTGTCAGTCCATCACCAAGATTTAACCTGAGAGCTACTGGTATCCTTATGGCTTTGATTCCCAAGGCTTCCCAGTCAATAGTGTAGTATACATCTTTCAAACAGATATGAAGGTTATCATTCTGGTTTAGTGTACTCCACTGGAACAATTCATTCCTGTGTATTTCGTTCTCCACAGGTCTGCCATCTATGATTAGAACAGCAGTGTCATAATAGGCCAGTTTGGCCTTTGCTTTATCAACAAACAGGTTCTTTTCGTTCCAGTTGTTAATCATAAGCTCAGCGATAACCCCGTTTTCTTCCGTGGTCTCTTTTTGGTATATTAAGTCAAAGTTCACAAACTCTGCACCTTCATACACCAGATACTTCCTTTCAATACCATTCTTTCTGCAGGTAAACGTTGCAGACCGTTCCAAGCTCAAAAAGCTCTTCATTCCTATCGGAATATGTTATCTCTGGTTTCCCAGAGTGTCGGACTATATCATCACCCTTTCGGGGCTGGAGGCTGTAGGCTCACCGTAGTGTCCTTAGTCTCTAAACCTTCCTCAGTCTTCCCTGAGGCTCGGATTTTGATTGTCTTGTTAAATTTCCTTTGAAGATAATAATTCGCATCTTTATATAAATATTCTACAGTTTTCTTTACATCATCTACTCGTTCAATCCAAGCAGTAATAACTTCCTGTTCTCTTTTTACTATTTTCCAGTAAACATAAGAAACTCCAATAGCTTCAACAGCTTGAGATAAAAAGCTCATATCGGTACTTGTCAATGCTATTCGAGTTTGAAATCTCTGTTCATGTGAACCTTTCCTATCTCCTGTAGTTTTCCTTATATAATTATACGTCACTTTCTTCTCTGTAATACAACCATCTCCATCCAAAAATCCTCTAACAAAATGCCTAACCAATTGATTATCAAGCTTGGGAAAATCCATTCCAATTCTGCTTTTATTAGGTTTGCAACCTAACTCAATCAATCGTTGACATAACTTGTTAGAGACAATAGATACAATACTTCTTTTTTTCCAACCTTTGCTTTTGACTGCTGGAGGATTCAGAATTTTAATCTGACCACCTGCTGCTTCATCAGCAAACTTTTGAAGTATGTATCCATCTTCTTCCTGAATAGCAATTCTCAGATTCATCTGTCTATTGCCTTTTGGTTGTATTATAGACCCATCAGCATATATAAAGCCTAAAATATAAGCCTTATATTCTGTGTCTATATTAGCAAAATACTCGTGATTTACCTTGTACTTATATCCCATTGGTTACTTGTGTTTAGGATATAAATATACGAAATTTAATTTAGATTTCCAAAAATTCTTCCAGTTTAATCGAGGAGATTTCTCTCCAAGTCGGCATAGGTTTACCGAAGTGTCCAATCGTGTCATTGTCACTTTCCTTGGTGGACTCCAGATAGTTCATACAAATGTCCTCGAAGTCTCTGTCATCCAAGCCTACCCCTTTATCTTCAACCTTGAATTGATATTGTCCTTTCTCATCCTTCTGGATGGTAACAATAACAGGATTCTCTATGGGGTTTTTACCTGCTTGAACTACGGAGTCAATTCCATTGTTGGTCCACTCAGCAATTACGGCTGTGATTGGGTCCTTATATAACCCCTTGGTTAACAAATACTGGAGCTTAGCCAGTTTGTCCTGAGAAATCTTTGCCTTCTTACTGGTATCCTCACCGACTACCACCAAGTCTTTCACTTTTTCTTCAATAATCATAGGTCTAATTTTCCTTGTTTAAACTTTGGGTCAATGTTATTTTCAAGCTCTGTGAGTTCCCTTTTATAGGTGTTTTTCAAAGCTTTCAGATGTTGCTCTACTGGCATGACCTCACCAATATAGCCAGCAAGGTCACTTATAACCCTGCTAAATCCCGGAGTGTCCCAGAGCAATAACTTCATTCTGAGCTCTCCGATTCTTTTGGCTGTTTGATACTCTGTCATATTCTTCCTGTTTTGCCGTGATGGTCAATAGTTTCTAAATCTCTAATTTTCAATATATTATGAATATCCTCAAATGAAAATAAGGAATATTCTCCTTTAATACGTAATGCAGACATAATTCCTACATCCATACTCCTTCCCCACACTTCACCGTTCTTATCAAGTCCGTCGTGGGAGTGCCCATACAGATGATAGCTTCCATGATGTCTTCCATCCCATACCCTGTTGGCAAAATGGTCAAGTACAACTTTGTACTCCTGACTGTTTAACTGTATCTTAAGTGTCTTCTTTTCACCTAATAACGTACCATATTTCTTGAAGAGATTGATACTTTCCCTTTTATCATGGTTCCCCTTGATAAAGAATAAGTTAGCTCCACTACTTTGGAGTGTAGCCAGATAACCCTCGGTCTTTCTTGGATTAGTCAGGCTGAAATCTCCTAAATAGTAAAAGTTATCTCCCGGACGAAGGGTATTCATACACATCTTAATCATGAATTGGTCATGTTCTTCAATGTTTCTGAATTCTCTATTATCAAACTTTAGAATATTAGTATGTCCAAGGTGCCTTACCAGTCCGAGGAAAAGTATGTTGTACTTCCCTCGGACTTCCTTGCCTCCTTTACAAGTTTAGTGTTTTCCATTTTATTTTAGTTTATAATTATACAGTTTACACCATTTCTTGATATATCTTCTGATTCAGCATCTTTTCCTTGTATATAGATACCAACTATTTCTAAATATTGAGAATTAATATCTTGTACCTGAGCAGGAGAAGGATTGCTATATACATTATGGTAACTATTCCCTTCATCATCAGAGGCATATATAATAGGTAAATCTTCCCATTCGGGATGATTTTTCATTAACCTTACTAAGGCTTCGAAATGTTCTTTAAGTGTTATCATGATTTAATTGTTGTAAGTCTTTATCTAATCTTTTCAAAAAGTCTTCTTCTCCATCATCTCCAGAGAGGAGATAATCAATTCTATGAGCATAAACAGCAGCTATTTTAAGAAACTTTACTGCATTTTTCATCTCCATTTGAACACGGGTATCATAAGTAGGATAGAATTTTTCTTCAGGGTACTTCTCATAAAACTCATCCTGCATGTATAATTCATATTTGTCTCTTTCTTTACCCTGTTGATTCAGTATTTTTTGAATATCACTTGCTATCTCTCCTATATGATAATCTTTATAATCAAAAGCTCCACCTGACATGAGTTTAAATTTTAGTTATTAAATTTTGTTTTCTAATGGAATTGATAAATCCGGGTCTTTTCTTCCATCATGAGCACTTCCACATATCAGGCAATATTTCTCATGCTTGAAACATGGAGTATAATTATCACATTGTGAACAGTATTTGCCTGTTATACCAGCATGTTTATCGGCCTCATCAAATGCGTCCTGCATTGATTTATTGTAGGCTTCATATATTAATTTCTCTATACTGTTCTCATTGTACACAATGCTATAAGGTTTACTATTTTTATCAAGATATTTTATAGTAGATTTAGAGTAATTCTTACCAATTAAATCTATTCTTCCCCAGAAAATTGGAGACATCTTATCATCTTCCATAAACAAACATGCATTATAATCTCTGTTACTCTTTCTTACCGTATAGGTTTTTCCAAACTCATCTTCTACAAAATATCTATATCTCGGACTTTTTCCTAATCCCAAGTGTTCTCTTCTAAGAATATATTTCATTAGTTTAAATTTATTTCCCAGTCTGGGTAATTTAAAAAATGCATAACAGGAGCTTCAAGCTCCATCTCTGGCATGGATAGCTACATAAACTTGCAGATTATCCTTGTCCACCAATGCTTAGGTACTACTTCCATATCAGAAAGGGGGTTCTTTGTACTCATCCCATGCCTTTTTGTCCCAGAATACTTCATACCCATTGTTATTCTTCAGGATTGTGTTAATTTTCTTGAAGACACCTTTGGAATCCCAATCTGTGTGAGTATGGGCTGCAGCAGCAGGGTGAGAAAGTTCAAAAATCTTGCAGAAAGGGTTGATGTACCTCTTCATTCTCAAAGAGGCTTTCCCACAGAGAACATAGATTACCTGTGTATCTGACCTTAACACTTCCTCTAAGAAGTATTTCTGGAAAGGTTCCCAGAGACCTTCATGACTTTGTGTCTTGTTCAGCTTACAGGTTAAATCTGTGTTCAACATCATAACTCCTTGTTCGTGAAGGTATTGCAGAGATTTACTCCGTTCACACTTCCCTCCGAATTCGTTATCTATGGCATCATAAAAGTTATCCAAGGATGGCTGCAATTTCCCATCTGGACTATTAGAACAATCCATAGCTATTCCTGTAGCCTGAAATGTTCCATTTTTGTACTTGCGAGGATATGGGTCCATCAGATAGAAGATAACCTTTAGGTCAGACGGACGGGTAGTAGCAAATGCTCTAAAAGTATCCTTACTCGCTGGTACAATCTGCTCCTTTCTTACCAGAACTTTGTTACCATCCTTGTCCGTCCTTTCCTCAAAGGCATCACTCTTCACTCTCTGCATAATATCCCACATCTCCTTACTCTCAATAAAAGGCTTGAACTTCTCAGCCCACTCTCCAAACTTAGGAGCAAAGCTCTCATAGTCCAGAGTAGACTGTAAGTCCGTCTTGTTCTCTTCCAAGTTCATATTTCTCTTCTTTACCGTTGATAATCACTGGTTTACCTTCATAGAAATTCAGGAATGGTTCTGGTAAACTTACGTTACTTTTACCTACCAGTGGTTTGAATAGTGGAGCAATCTCTGCAACCTTGAATCCTGCCAGTCCACATCCAACAGGTGTAACCAGAAAGTTCAAACCTTCTTGGTCATTCTCTACCTCAGAGATAAAGTCCTTTACAAAGTACTCAATCCAGCTAAGAGGTAGAACCTCAATACGCATGCCCTTAGTAGGGATTGCATAGCTGCCTATCTGCTCTCTATGACGCAGGTATAGACCAATTCCCCTACCTGCAACAGCAAGACCAAGGTCATAAGCAAATCTTGCAGCACCAGCTCCATGAACCCCAGCGAGGTTGGAGCCAAACACAAAGACGTCATGTTTCTTGAGGTCTCTGGCGTTAATAACTTCAGGCGTGATTTTCTGCTTCATTCTTAAAGTATTTTTTGATTCTGTACAAGCTCATCTCCATGAAGCTACGATTATCCTCAACCAGCTTCTTACGAGGTCTGATTTTGATAGCCTTAATCTTCTGGGAAATCTTTGTCTTAGTTGTCACATTTGTGATTGGATTACTGTGAAAGCACATAGTTAAAAGTTTATAAAGTGAGGAATAAACCCACCCTGAGATGTTCCGGGTACAGGTATCATGTTATCTCCTGTCTGGTCTGCAAACATACTTAATTTCTGATGAAATGTCTTAATGTATTTTTGCTCTACCTTCTCAGGATTTACCAGACAGTGCAATCCACCTCTTGTCCTGAGCCATGTAACAGCCTGATGATTAATGTAATCATAGATTTCCTCCATGATATGTACATGCTTCTCTTCAGGCTCATCAATATCAAAATCAATGTAACAGGTTCTACTCTTGGTTCTCTGAATCTCTGACAACACTTCCTGATGAGGGTTAACCAGAATGTTCTGGTCCCTTATACAGTTTGCCAATTTCACCATAGAGTTTATGGTAGCTTTCCACATTTCCCGAGGGTTCGGTGTAATATAGAGAGCCAGTGCTTCCTGTGGAACAGCCATGTGCTTTTGCTGATACCAACCATTCTCAATCTCCAACTGTTTGATTTTCTGAAACATACGTTCCTTATCAGACACAAACCTTTTTAGCTGTGCCTTATCTGACTTTATATGGGTCAGCTCCTTACAGTACTTATTCCGTGCAAACAGACACAGGTAGTACTTCTCTGTCTCCCTTAGTTCAGGCAGCCAGTCAATGAAGGACTTCAACATCGCTTCATCTTTTACAATTTGATAGTTCATACTTCAAATGCATTTTCAATGTCTTCCTGACTTGCGAACGAAGCAAGATTTATATTGGAGTAACAATTATCCTCTTTATCAACAAGAAGTTCTATTTCAACCTCTTGTGGTAAAACAAGACCTATAATTCTTCCAACATTACCATACTCATCCTTGATAATATCACCGAGCTTGAAACCATTTAAAGTAGTTACTATAATTCCTGCGGTTTCCATATAGTTATAATTTGCGGACCATGACTTAATAATCTCCTGTTTACACTGTTCTGCAAATCTTTCAAGCTCTGCAATATTCAAATCTTTTAAATAAACAAAGCTTCGTTGACCAAACATTGTAACAGGAACCAGTTTAGGGGGTTCAATTGGGTGTGTCAGTATTTCTCCCGGTTTTTCTTCTGTCATATGATATTTTTGTTTTTGAAGTGATTGACAACAGTTTCCATACCATAGTGATAACACAAATCTGCAAAATCTGTGCACTTAGGTTCATCCGTCAAATACTTGTCAGGTACATTGGCGTGTTTAAATCCGTGTTTAGTAAGCCACCAGCTAAACTGTTTACCTTTTGCATCATTATCAGAGACAATAAGGCGATTCCCTACCTGCAAAAACTGATTAAGAACTGCCTCAGACACACATGCTGGGTCTTCAGCCTGTACATCAGCAATACAATCAGTTTGTAGAGCTTTCATGAGGACCATCCTGTCCTTCTTTGACTTTGCCATTACAACTCGTTCACAATCAGGCTTTATTGCAGCCAAATTATCAACATAATCAAAGGGAACATTACTATCCCATTTCCACTCATTCATAGGGGTTCTCTCACCTCTCTTAGGAGCAAAAGGGCGGTAAATCTTCCATCTATCAATATCTTCGTAATGGTAACAAAACGTAAGTAAATCTCCTATAGGCATCTTACGTTTATTTCTCCAGATTTCTTTAGGTTGATAGATTCTCTCTCTTTTCAAATCCTCTTCACCCTGTCCCAGCTTTGCCCAGTAATCGAGTGCCCTTTTAGACATCTTGGAGTAATAGATAATCTGAAACAAAGGTGGCTTTTTAAGCTCAATCTTGGGAGTTTCCCACGTAATTACCTTTGGTTTAATTTCTATCACCTTACCTTCCTTTAGACCAAGTCCAAAGTCTCTGTCTATAATAGCCAGAGCTGTTGTAAAGTCACAGTGGTGTATTTGCTGAACAAAGTGAAAACAATCACCTCTCCAACTATAGTCACCTAAGTCCTTGTGTGTCAGGTTCTGGGAAACTTTATTACCAATGATTAAGGATGGGTCCTTTTCTCCTCTGTGTTTGTTAACACATGCATGATTCACCTTAAAAGGTCCTTGATAGAACCTGTAGATGTCATAGGTGCTTATTTTTTGCAGAATGGCTTCTTTGGTAAGCTTACTTTTTTGCTTTCCTTTTATCATTCTTAGTAATTTTGAGCGGCGTCAGGTTTACTAATTCCATCTGGTCAGAGCAGTATTGAGAACTATTTTCATAGTACCGTGCACCCTTAGGAATAATAACCAAAAAGTACTTAAGTGTCTTCTTGTCATGAGCATGAGCAAATTCTCTCCTCGCAGCTTCTATATTCTTAAAACAGTGAAGACCAGTATGAACACTATAATGACTGGGTTCTTTCTCCCAATCTTTTAAGACTTTTCGTTTAATTCCCCAAACAGTCCTACCTCTTATAGGTGAAAGAAGTCTACCAGCAGGACTTTTTCTCAATACTTTAATAGCAAGAATATCAGTCTGTGCTACTTTGGGCGCATTATGATTTTCTTTAGTGAAACACATAATTACAAATTTAAGATTATTAAATGGTTTAACAAAAAAAGGGACTACAAAATAAATTTGGTAAGTAGTCCCTTTTTTACTATATTAGTAATATGAAACATTCATTAACAGAAATAAACGAGTTAGACAAGACTGCAATATGTTCAGTTTGTGGTCCTACAAAAATTACATGTAGGAATAGTAAATCTGCTACAAAATCGAAGTGGAGATGTATGAGCAAAAGAAAAGAATACAATTATAAATATATTAAGAAAAAACATAATAATTATAGAAGTACCTGCACTGATAATAGATGTGAAATTTGTGGAAAAACTGAAAAAGATAATGGAAAGCGGTTGGCTGTAGACCATAATCATGAAACAGGTATGATACGAGGCATGTTATGTAATAATTGTAATTTAGGAATAGGTTATCTAAAAGATAATATTGACCTATTAAAGTCTGCTATTAAATATCTCAAAAAGAAAAAGGGTCACGTACCTTTCGATACGTAACCCCCAACCCTATTACGAGTTGCCAAAATCCCTTAGTAATCAGAGCTTGCGGGTGCTGGTGCTTCCTTCGCAGTTGCTGCTGTTCCGGAAATATCCTTTGCCTCATCATACTCTGTGATAGGTACAAGTTCCGTATAACCATCAAAGCCATACTCCCCGGTTACTTCCTCTGTGAATTTCTTCCAGATTTTCTTGGCGTACTCCGTAGGGAACTTATTGCCATTGTTGATATACTTCATGAAGCCATTAGGCAAGAATGCCTTACTCCAAACTTGTTGGTATTTCTTCGTACTGTCATCATCATCAGTTCTTACACCGAGCAAGATAACAAACGGAGTATCAATACCTTCAGCGTCAAACTCTCCATCCTCATTCAGGCTGATAAGCTCTCTGAGCTCTTTATAGTTCTCCTTGAACAGTTTCTTGGTATCAACCATTACTTCTGTCTCGGTATCCATAAAGTCCAGACGGCCCAACCAAGCCCTCAAGAGTGTAGCAAGTTCTTCCTCACCTGCCAGTGCTTTCCTCCATTTCTTAGGACCAAGAACTTCCTTCTCCTTTGTAGTGAAGTTAGCAAACCAGTCTTGGATAACTGATTCATCAACTTTGTCAGTTACATCTCCACCTTTCTTCAGATAGGGTGCCCAAGTTGTGCTGCAGGTTTGGTTAACCAACTGCACTTTGTCTCCATCCTTATTCTTCCTTTCTTTGTTAGTCAGGTTGAATGAATGAATAAACAACTTGTCATTCTTGTCATCCTTCAGCCAGAAGGCTAACCTAAGACGGTCATTACCTTCTTGGTCTGTTCCCAGATAAGTGATTTCCTTGTCTTCAGGAGAATCCTCTTTACCCAGTAACTTGTTGAGTTCAGCCCTGTTAGGGTTGACGGCTACTACCTTCACGGAAGTGAAGCCCATAAATAACTCTTTTACAAACTCTTTCTGTTCTTTTTGTTTTCCTTTTACTGCCATTTCTGTTTTTGTTTAATTGACCACTGAATTGTGGTCCGAGGGATGTCCCAGTTACCTGAGACAGAGCCACTTAACAGAAAGAGTTGGGTTTGGTTACTTTACTTCGTACTTAACACCACGAAGGATAATCCATCGAATAGTACGAGGGTCTACCAGACGCTGACGGGAATCAGTATCTTTTGTCTCGTCATATCCACCTTTGGCTTCCATATCAATGAATTTGATACGACCAAATTCATCTGTACGACCATAGTGCCGACCCACCATAGTACGTTCTTCACCCTGCAAAGCATCAGCAAGATTCTTCTTGATTGCTTTTTCAAAATCTGCCTGAGACAGAATTTTGCCACTCTTATTAGGGTACAGGTCAAACAGTTGTTTCTGAATTTCTTTTTCATCAACTTTCTTGTTGAAATTCACTGTACAAATAACGTTTGAAGACGTTAAAAACAGGTTGATAACATCTGTCCGAGACATTTTCTTTGTCTCAGTAATCTGGTCAGAAGACACCAAACATTTTTCAACGTAAGGTTTGTCTACGACAATGAGTTCACCACTGTCATTCTTCAGTTGCACTTTGTCACCCTTGATTTGTTCTACACTGTAGAACTGTGTTTCACTGAGTTTTGTCTTTGTTGTCAGATTCTTAAATGCTGTAGTTGCTGCCATATTGTTTGTTTGAAAAGGTTACGTTAGAGTTTGGAACTGAGTGACTTATATGTTCCGATTAGCTCCTTGTCACCGGAATCAAGAGCTACAGTGTAACTTGCTTCAAATGCTCTCTTAGAGAGTTTTGAACCTCTCACAGAAGTAGCTGCATAAACAGCATCCTGTGTCTTACTTGAGGACTGGAATGGAATATTTACTCCATTTGTTATTTCAGATAGAGGTTTGTAGAAACGTGCCACTGCTATATTACCACAAGACAGAGTATCAATCTGAAGACCGATTTCAGATGCTTTCTTGGCTTCTTCTCTCCAGTCTATCCGATTGTTTGTTACAATTCTACCACAGGAGTAACCTACAGGGTGAGGGTCACAATCCCCAATCAGAAGCATAGCTCTCTTAGCTCCTGCTCTCCACGGAGTTTCCTTAATTACTTTATGAAGAACCAGTTCATAAAACTCATCTTCATCACCACCATTAGTATTCTTAGCGTTGGTTACAAACTTGATAAGTTCCTGTTCATTATCAGTAAGAGCAGTTTCCTGATAAGCTTTACCGAACCTATCCGGACCTTCCATATCACAGTAATCACCAAAGGCAATAACCTTTAGTCTGAGATTAGGATTTTCCTTGAACAGTTTAGGAATCAAGTCCTTAACATGCTTACGTACAGCTTCAATATACAAACTCATAGAGCCAGTAGTATCAAAAGCAATAACTTGGTCAAGCATATCTGTTTCTTCTGCTTTGTCATTCTTTTTGAATAACTTAGCTGCTGCAGGACTTCCTGAGGGAACATCTTCCTCCATTAGAGATTTAAGATATTCAGTCTCTGTTGCAAAGCCGGACTTTTCCAGAATCTTTGCTCTCCTTTCTTTATTAGACTTCTTGTATTCCAACAGTAATTGTTCGTTGGTTTTTAACATATTGTTGATTTAGAACCCCTTGCGGGGCTTTTTGGTTAAATAAAAATCTTGTCCCAGTCAGCTACATCATTGTAACCCTGTAAGTGAGGACATCTGTTCCCACCTACTCTGTCTTCGTTGCCAGTGAAGTTAATCTTGATGACACCATCCTCATTGTACACGTAACCAATACCATCTACCTTACGAGGCAGAATATCTCTTAGCTTACCTGTCAATGCCAATTGCTTTGGTGCAACCACTTCAGTGTTCTCCTTCATTGCCAAGAATTTATCTTCAACGTGACATACAAAGAACACACATTTCTTGGCTACCCTCATATACTTTTCAAATACCCGTAGTGTATCTTCACGGCTCCAACGATACCCAAAGCCTTGACCCAATGTGTGAACTGATTGATAATCAGCACTATCAGGTTTCAAAAGAGTGACTTCATCATCAGCTCTATTGAACTTCTTACCCTGAGTAGAGTGCATATAACGGTACGTACCTGACCATTCAGCCATGTCATTTACTTCTGTAAATGTATCAATAGCCACATAATCATAAGGTCTCCCTTTGGCTATGAGATAGTCTGCGAACTCCTCAAGCCATTTCATACGAGACACAGGTCCCTTATCCTCTGGAATCTTCTTCACGAGGGCAGAAATCTTGTTCGTACCATTTTCTGTATCAATAATTAAACAATTGGGAAGCTTAGAAAGAAGCGTTGTCTTTCCACACTTTGGAAGTCCGAAGAGAATACAGGACTCCATGTTTACTACGGGCTTAGAAAGCCCTTCTGGTAGGTCAAAATCTGAGTTTTCTGTTACCTTAGTTGCTGTTGTTTGAACAATTTGCTTTGCCATATATAGTTGTACGATTTACAATCCTTTACACTTGAACTTCTTCAAGTGAGTCCCACCGCCAAAGCCGATTATGATTTGCTTTGACGAGACGAGCACCACACCAAGTGGCCTCGTTCCTTGAACCAACAGACTGTAAAGATACAACATTTTTTGGCTTTTTCCTAATCTTCTTCAACTTTTTTTTCATTTTCCTTACTAATTTACGTAGGTGATTTTTGACTGGTCGAAGAAGGTTAAACCAGTCTTTAAACGTACAAGTTCGAAGGGCTCATTCGTAGAAACGATATGCACTTCTGCTTTTTTACCGGGATTGTTATACTCAAAACCAAGAAACCTACATATCTTCTGGGTACTATCTTCAGGATTACCTGACATATAGTTTATAATTCCCTTATTAATAGGGTTAATAGTTACTCCAGCCTGCATCATTTTAATGGTAGCCAGTTGATTAGTACCACCTGCACCACCAACACAGAAGTCCAGAAATAACTCTTTTTCCTTAGCTTTTGAGTGATAAGCTGGAATACCAAGCTTATCTGCAATCTCAGTTACACCACAGAACACTAACAACCTATCATCAGGATACTTCCGAATGAGTTGTCTGGTTTTATTCATTTTTGCCAGACTGTTTTGGATAGTGTTAATCATTCTAAGGTTCATCATGTGTTTTGTCATTGGCTCATCACTTGAGTCCTTAATTTTGGCAGCAGCATCAAACCAACGTTTTTCAGTATAGTCCATCTTCTTACCAAAACGACCTCTCATGTTATCCAAAGGTACTTGATGTATAAACATCTGGTAATCAACAAGAATTCCATCATCAACTCCCTGTTCTATGGTGTACATGTAGCACGTATCCAAATTCAGGTTGTCATAGAGTTCATTCTTGGTTTTGTTAGTTAAGGTTCCTGTAAGTCCCAGTATTGGACAAACATAACCTTTCAGCTTCTCAGCTAATTTAACTTGCTGATTTACAGATAGTTCATGAGGTTCATCTATGATTACCAGTTCAGGTGTGAGTCTGGTGTCAATATTTTTGATAGATGCAAAGGTTGTATAACCTGTAATCGCTGGTCCACCAAATTTCTTCATGTCATCATCCCACCCTTTGAAAATATCATTTCGTGGAGCAAAAATCCATACATGCTTGACATTCAATCGTTTGATTATCTCAAGAGCTACTTTAATTTTCCCAAACCGGGGACAGGCATTAATAATACTTCTCCTGTCATGGGAGTTCAGGAACGCCTGAACTGCTTCCTTCTGTCTTTCCTCTCTTATGCTCATTGTTAATCTTTATACGGGTCATATTCATCTCCTGCCATACATACACCAATTGGACGTAGAGTATGTATAACCTCTTGGTTCTGAGCCATATAACCCAGTACCTCTGTAAGCTTTTTATAGCATTGAGGTGCTTCATCAGCTCCAGCTCCACGAAGATGTACTTTATATGCTTTCATAGTAGCTCTGACTTCATCAAAGTCAATCTTTCCTTTTGCTACAATCTGAGGACGTTTACGACCTGTTTCATCAGCAATCCATTTCTTCTTACCTGCAGCCTCATTGCGGGACATAATCCTACCAGCCCCATGTACTGTACTAAATAGAGCTTGTCTGCTCAAATCAGATACCTTTCCTTCAATTATCACACTGTTATCCAGCATGTTAGCTCCAATGAACCCTTTTTGGCCGGGAAAAGCAGGAGTGCATCCTTTACGAACTACCCAGTAGTCATGACCAAAATGGTTTTCATGCCATGCAAAGTTGTGATGGTTATGAACTTCAAAGGTAACCTCTGGATTTCCAAGGATTTCCAGAACCTTATCCACTACAACATCCCTACCTGCATACGCATACTTGCCAGCAAGTTCCATAGCTGCAATATAATCCTGTCCTATCTGAGAATCAACATCAAATAGAATAGGAGGAGCATCCATAGAACCTTCTGAGGCTTTATCTCCGAACTCTTTACCCTGTGACATGGCAATAAATCCGGTTGCTGTCTTGTGTCCAAAACCTCTGGAGCCAAAATGAACTCCAATCCAAAGAAAACCTTCCTCATCCTCAAACAAATCCACAAAGTGATTTCCACCACCCACTGTTCCCAGTTGGTCCTTGGCAAGCTGCATTAGTTTAGCCTGTGGTCTGAACTTAGCTTTGTTGATTTCTTCAAAGATTGGGTGTTTGATTTTCTCATTGTTATGACGCCCCATCCCAAAGCTGATACGCTTCATGATTTCGTCCATAACTCTGGGAAACTCCTGACTGAACTTCTCTCCCCAGTCAGCAACCTTAATCGAGGTCTTCACTGCCTTGTTACCACAGCCAATATCAAAGCCTACACCACTCAGGGAGATGTGGTTTTTGTAGGCTACAGCCCCTCCAATGGGGTGTCCATACCCGTAATGGGCATCAGGAGTTAGGACTCCTATACTGTCCTCTAACAGACAGTTCTCTAACTGACGAATACATTTCTCGTCAATTATCTCCCTTCCAAACACGGTTACGTTCTTTCCTGCCATAAGCTAAACTTTTTAGCGTAATAATCATGAAAGTTCTTGAAAGCAGACCCAAGAGTTACCTGCTTCATAGTATCTCCTACCTGAATATGAGACTCATTCCAGAGTATAATGGAGAAAACATGAGTAAAGGTTTCTAAGTCAGGTATGCTACCGCCTCTTTCACGATAGAACTCGAACCAGACCTCCATAGGGATTTCTGGTTGTTTTAGAATAAATAAAAATTGTTCTTTAGTCATAGCTTTGTTATTCGGACAAGAACCAACTTCCGTCTATAATTGCCTGATAATCAGCATCTGACATGTCTTTTGCTTTCTTGGGCATATCCTTAAATATACCAAAGTACGGCTGAAAAGCCAGTGGAATCATGATTCCATTACTGTCAAATGAATTCTTCAGGATATGAAGACTTCTATAGAACTTAGCTCCTCTTTCGTCCCTTAGTTTATTTAATTGATACCCGGCAACATCGGTGTTGCTACCCTCTGGCAAGATGGAATAAGGGTCAAGTAGTGCCAGAACTACATCGCTGTCATGGGAAGTAGTTGAGGTCTCAGCGAAATCACTCAACTTTGGTAATGTGTCATTAAGTTTTAACCTTGTCACATCAGATACGGACCTGTTTAACTGCTGTACAATAACAGGACTGAATCCATACAAATCTCTGACATCCCTCATTGCTGTTGAGAATTTGTCTATATTGTCCTTTACCCGACCTTCTACCTTCTCCTTTTTGAGAATACCAATATGGTCAGTAATCACCAGAACCAAATGATTCTTATGATGAGACTTATAGCTCTTGGATTCTAACTCTCCATCCTGCCGGGGAATGATTTCTCCATGCTTTTTGGCAAAGTTTTCCAGAAAAATACTGATTCCAGTAGGATTTTTGGTTCCTTCAAATACAATCAGTGCCTCATCCTCTTGCCAACGTTCAAATATTTCAATATAGTGATTTACCAGTTCTGCTTCCTTCTCTGTCAGAAACTTACCTCGTCTATAAAGAATTTTCATATATGGGATATTAATCCCTTGTTCCTTAAAGATAGCTCTGCTAATCCACTTTGCAGCGTACATAAACATCTTACGCTCCATACCGAAGTAAATGACACTCAGCTTGATAGAGGTGTTTCCTTTGTTTTTCATCCACCAGTCCATCACTGATAGTAAGAATAACTCCTGAACAATCGTAGATTTACCTGAACCAGTAATTCCACCAATCGTATACATGGTATTTCTACCAATCTCAATGTAGTCTCCAAGCTTTGTAAGGCTAATAGGAATACTTGCATTCTTCCCTTCTCTTCCTCTCTTCATCTCCGCAAGGAGATTCTCTTTCAAGTTTATCATGCAATGTGAATTGATGGATTTGTATCTGTGGATTCATCATCATCTGAATCCATATCTGTAACCATAGGGCTCATAGCATTCTTCATAATGTAGTACCCCAAGATTGGGAACCACTTATTGGCTTTTGCACAACGGTCAATATACTTCAGGATAGTTGATTCTATCTTATCAAAGTCCTTGAGCCTGTAAACATTAATAGCCCTCAGGATAACTTTTCCAAGGTCAGTAGGATTAGGAAGGAAGCTATAAGCTTTTCCATCAATCTTATCCCGTACCTGACGTTTTCCTGTTGCTCCTACTAACTTTTGCTCACATTTCTTATGCAAAGTCAGAATCCATGAAGCATAGTCAAACTTTTTCTCTACTTTGAGACCTTCCTCTTTCCTAAGACTATCTGCCAGCTCCTCAATAGGTTTCCTATCTGGTACTTCAGGTATGGGATTACCATCTCCTTCCAGTAACTTTTGAGCTTTTTCCGTCAGAGTCCCGTCTTCAATATACCCTTTCTTACACATTAAGTTGATAAAGCCCTGAATTCGTCTGCTCTTTAATAACTCTTTCCCTTCCTTAATGTTTAACAACAAAAAGTAGTGGTCAAGCATCAGACCTTCCTCCAGAATAATCCTGTACTTTTCAACATCAATCATTATACTTCCTTTTAATTTCCAACCGAATGAATCTTCCATCGAGTTCAAATCCATTCAATACGAACTTCGTATGACGTGGATATAAACTCCTTACTTCTTTTGCTGCTTCCTGACCAGAGCCATAGATAGCTTCTTCAAACTGCTTACCAGTTTTGTAATCCGTTACAGTGAAAATGCTTACAATCTCCATAATTATTGGTTTAAAAGTTCATTTACCCACGGAGACCCATTAATCAGGTTTCCTTTTTCTTTGTTTATTGGTTGTGCAGCTTTGGTATACAAGAAGGGGTTAGTTGGGTACAACCGACTATCCTTAGCATGCAAGTTCTTTAACTGACTTTTCTGACAGTTTGAACCTTTTAACTTACCGGGAGTACTGCTCCCCCTACCAAGTTTGTTCTTTTTTGGCATATTTACAAATTTAAGTGTTTAATTAATCATATGGAAATTTTTCTTTCATCTCATCACTTCCTTTCTTAGTGTTACAGTGCCAACAGGCTACCCGCAAATTCTTTCTGTCTCTGGCAAGATGTGGAACTAAACTCTTGGGAATCACATGGTCAGCAGTAGCCATATTAATATATCGCTTCTTTTCCTGAAACTCGTAGATTCTCAACTCTTCTTTACCACAGTACACACACCAGAGAGGACCATAACTTAACTGCATGTCCTTCAACCAGTTCATATTGAACTTTGCCTGTGCCCAATGCTCATCTTCTTCTTGCATCCTGTATTCGTGAAGGAGCAGTTGATGAGAGCCCCATGTTCCCGGAGTAGCATTCTCACACACCTTAACCCTTACGGTACGTCTATGACTCCTTTTTATAATTATGGTAATCATGGTTTGAAATTTAAAAAGGCTACCCATTTCTGAGTAGCCTTAATCTTATCCTTTCTTGATTCTTTCCCGGATTTCATCTAATGTCCATCTAACCAACAACTTACCATCCTTGAAGACAGGTTTGAGTTGGTTAGTCTCTGCTTCTACTTCATGAGGGGAGCACATATCTTTCAGGTAATATTCACCTTTTTCGTCAAGCAGTACAGTTACCAGTCCACGGGCTGATTTCTTGGTACCATCATCAGTGATTGGGTCTTTCCAGATTTCCCGTTCATGAAGAATTCCACATTTTCCTCCATATTTAGAAGAAACTGAGCCTTTATCTGTTTGTTCAAACACTTCACCGTAGGTTGCTTTTATTGCGAAGCCTAATGTGTCTCTGGTATTCATTTGGTAAGTGTATGCTAATGTAAATTGTCTAACTTTAACGGTAATATATTTTCACTAAAAAGTTCTGTTGACCATTTTAAGAACACTCTTTTATCTTTGTTCTTCTCAAGAATTTGCCTCTCTTTCAAAAAACATTCATATAAAGTTCCTTCAACTGACCACAGTAAGTCCATGCGTTTTATAAAACTCCCTGCTTTTGATTTGATACCTCTCATCCTATTTTCAAGCTTTGTAGATATACCTATCTTGTATAATCTACCCTCATTTATTGAAATGTAGTAAAGGTAAGCTATCTTACTTTTCAAGCTAGGTTTATTTGCAAATAACTCATCTGAGTATCCTCCGACCAGAATATTTTTCTTTATAAGGTCTTGAATTTTACAATCAAAGCAACCTTGACCAGATAGATGTTTCTGTGCCGATTTATGAAACTCTCCATGCTCTTTGCAGATAATTTTTACTCTGGACTTCCTATTTACAAAACTTTTTTTATTCTCCTTAGGATACGTATATTTTTCTCCATGTACCCTTTTAAAATCATGAATTAACTCATCATAACTTTTTGTCTTACTTAAATTCTTCTTTTGCTCACCACATTTCTTGCATCCTGTCTGACAATTATTAAGTAGAAATGTATGTGGCACCTGCTCAAATCTACCATGAATTGAACAAATAATACCTATCTTATTTTTTGTAAGACCATTATAATTAGTTAAGTCATATTCAAATTTATTACCATATTTATTATAAGCTTTTTCAAGGAATTGTTCCTTAGATTTCAGCCTATTTAGACCTCTTTTATTCTGGACTATATCTTCACCTTCAGCTTTACCTGCTAAGGTGTTCTCCGTTTCGATGTTCTCACTAACACCTACTCCCTCTTGGGATAGTCTCTGAACATTCCCCTCATCAGGGCTTTGCTGCTGATTGTCTACTTTCATTGGCTAATTTTATACTATAAAGATAAGTATAAAATCTTAAATAACCAAATTTATTTCAATCTTTTTTAGCTCTCACACTTATCAGTATCTCATGATTATGTTGTAGCAGATTGATTTTCAAAGAGTTCCAGCAATTAGAAGAATATTTTTAATTCCAGATTTCTCTGAAACTGGGCCATTTTGTTAACCCGATACCAAACACAATATTTGTCGAAGCAAATCCTTTAGATTTTAGACGTTCACATATTTGTTCTGCTCTTTGTAACGTGATACTATCTCCATAAATAGCTCCAATATGAGAGTCTAACACCTTGTACCCGTTAACAATTGTCCCACCAAATGTGTCCCAAAGAAGCTCGATAACTCCCTTGTATTCGTTTTCTGACCAAGCAAAGGTCCGACCGGGGTGGTCATTTTCCCACTTGAATTTGTAATCCTTGTAGGATGTTTTGCCACTTTCAGGATGCCCACAGATAATATCTACAGGGTCACCTGAGTCAGGACGAATTACCAGTTTACCATCCCTTGCAAGAATTTTCTCCTTCAGTGCGGGTAGGAATTCCGTGATAACCTTCCACAAATCCCAAGTATCACTTACAACACTCAGAATACCAGTGGGATAGAGGTCAAGTAACCTTTCAAAGGTTTCTTGTTCATTTCTTTTTTCACCCATACACATTACAGAATGCTCAGTTGCTGGAACAGATGCACCAATAAGATTGTTACTTCCATAACTATTCTTAAGGGCGTAAATAGCAGGTATAGTATCTGTTCCGGTGAAGGATGTAAGATGACCCATACCCGATAGAATAGCAGACTCCAAAGAAGACATACCACGCATGCTAAAGTCATGACCTTGCCACTGGACAAAGCTATCACTACCTGTTGTCTCCAATGCATACTTAGTTAGGATTTTATTGTATTCTGCAGCTATGGTTGCCGAAGTTATCGGTTGCCAGAGTTGGCAGGAAATAAGGGTTTCAAGGTAGTTTACCAACCAGTAAAACTCTGGTTTAGTATTCTCAATGGTCATACAGGGTACCCGAATAGGAACTCTTGCTCCTTCTGGTACTGCTCTGATAATCAATGGCATATAGCCTAAATCATGCAGTGCCTTGATATGTTTGGTATCAGTGTTGATTGCGTACTTATACTCCTCCTCAACTTGCTCCCACGGTACATTGAAGAAGTTATTGGTAAACTTCTGCAATAAGTACTTGATAATGAAGTGCTGAAGGCCAAAGAACACGATACTGTTTACTCCGGGCAACTTACTCTTACGAGGTGTAAGATTTGAGTTGATGTATGTTGTACCCTCCGGGTACATACGGAAGTGCTCTGTTTTGTAGTAATCCGTATAGATGATTGGCGTCATTTGAATAATTCTCCGGGGACAGCAGTGGCAACCCTAAGTTTAACTGTGTCCTTTTTTAATTTTGATAAAAATTCCTTATGATTATAGTCCTGTGTTACTGCCATAAGATTATAGTATTCACATGCAACATATCGTGTATCTGAAGACTTTTTCATCTTATTCAAGTCCAAAATATCTTGTAAATTTTTCAAGAATGCAACTGTTTTCTCTTCTTCTACAATTTCAAACAATCCTTTTTTTACATATTTACTTGAGCCTCCACCGCTTACAGGACCGTGCCCTGACAATAAAGAGGATAAGTTACATATATCAAGTGTGAACTGAGGATAATATGCTGCTAACTTCCTATAGTTTTCATTTTCTATTGCCCAAGCTCTTATATAATCATGTAAATTCCAAGGTTTAGAAGATGAATTTATCATAGCTAATTTAGTTACTAAATCAGTAGAGTCTTTCACTTTCACGATTTTGTACTCTATATCCCATCCAAGTGCACATAAAGCACAGTATAAGTGTTGTCCATCTATGACATAATAACCTCTTCCTAACCAAGGAAGTCTGGCAACTATAATAGGTCTCAGTTGTTGTCCATACAACTTAAGACTATCAATCATTTCTCTTACATGTTTTTCGTCTGTGGGACGATTTCTCCCCTCTAATAGTAAGAATTTTTTCTTACTTCCTGCCTTCAGGACATAGATTCCAGATTTTTGTTTCATTTGTTAAAGATTTTGTTTATAATCGTTTGAATATCAGGATACACAGGTATCCCGTATCTGTGACAGAAAATTTGGACGTTCCCTTTTCTAAGGTATCCATCGTCATATATGACATAGGAATTCTTGTCTCCAAACTTTCCTAACTCCATGAGAGTGACAGGGCTCAGAGTGTCTGTTGCAAAATAAAACACTCTATGGGTTGCTCTTTCAAGATAGTCCAACTCCCAGTTCACTTGTTGATTGAACTGTGGAAAGGATATATCCTGTATCCATGTTGAATCCCATTCTTTTCTACGAGGATTTAGGATAGCCCAACTTCTCATAAGAGAAGGAGAATGTTTTATAAGAGATTCTACCCTAAGTATAAAATCCTTTTGCCACTCTCTGGCTTTACCCATTTCAATAGAACCTCCAAGAAATATAGTATTTAACCCTGTTATGTCTGGATATTCGGGTGGACTGTACGCTTTCATTAGTTTGTGTGTATTTCATCAAGGTCATCAAATGTCATAGCTTCAATGGCCTCAATTTCCAGTGCATTTATCAACATAGAAAGGTCTTCTACTGCACTAATCAGCCCAGCTCTGTCATCCAATAATAGTGAATAAAAGGGTTTCCTACTCTCCCATCCGAGTTTCACACCATCAGTATTGATACCCTCAATAATAATTCCTTTTTCCTCACAGTGAGCTCTTACCTTATCATGGTCAGGGTTGGCTGTGAAAATATGAATCTTATTACCAAGTCGTTGTGCTCTGATAATCAGGTCAATGACAGTATCATAGCTGTATCCTTTTTTGTGATAATCAAAGATGGTATTGTCGAAGTCTACCCCGATAGAAAGACTACCATACATTTTGTACTCTTCATAGAGTCTTTTGAAATTTGCGTGGGGAATCAGAAATTCATCCATGTGTTTTTATTTAATAATTGCACTATCATCACCGCCTTTGACAACTATGACAGTAAGTGGTTGTTGTTCAGTCCCTTCTGCCAGATAGACAGCATCTACTACTTTGTTATCCATATCAATGTTTTTTGATATTTACATTTGACTTGAGCAGAATGCCTGCCAGTAAACTAAGACCAAAAGCTTCCCAGAAATTGACGGTTGGAACTCCAAATAGCTTAGGCATCAGCCAGTTCCAGAGCCACATAGTAGGAAATCCCCAAATAATTGCAGCTAAGAAGATAGCAACTGCTATCATTAGAACTGCTGTTAATACTTGTTCAACTACTTTTTTCATATTACTTTGAATTGGATTAAATAATCAGGTATGGTTTGGAAATCATCCATGCTGTCACTTGTCCTTGGTTTAATGGCAGTTCTATCATGGTCTTTTACGCTGTTAGTACAGTATACTCGTGAGATGCCAGCTTCAAACAGAGGCCAGAGACCTTTACTGAATATACCATGACTGATATATAGATATACTTCTCTGGCTCCTTGCTCTTTTAAAGCTTTGGTCAGAACTATAAAGGTATAACCTCCATCACATAGGTCATCTACTATAAAGCAGACTTTATCTTTAACATCTCCTACAAACTGTAAGCTTACATTACCTTCTTTGTCTCTGTACTTAACTGCCCCAACTACTGGTAATCTGAGCTTTTCACCATACTCAAACACCTTCTTATAGGCTCCTGCATCAGGGCTAACCAGAATAGGGTCTACAGAACCATTGTGATAAGCTGCGTTCCAGTCATGGTAGTGTTTTATAGCCTTTTCTACATACTCAAAAGACGAAATCTTCTCAGAGTTATTAATCAATGCCAATGTGACATCAGAGTGAGGGTCAAGAATAGAAACTTTACCAAACTCACATTCATTAATTATATCTGTAATTAGCTTTAAATCAAAGCTTTGAAACGTACTGAACCTTCTGTCTGACCTTTGACCAAACATACAGGGTATCATTAACCTGTATAATCTGGTGTTATTTGGTCCGGCAAACTTAATCACGTCTGCAATAGAGCGGATATAGAACAAGTCTTCATAAGAATTAATTCTTTCCTTAATAACATACATGTCCTCATCCGTCTTTGGGCCAATATACTTAGCACCTATCTGCCCATCTGGGTATCGGATTCGTTCAAATTGTCCCATTTGTAATGTTTTTTGAAGTTTTCCAGATAGCTCCGAATGTTTTCAGAGCCAACTTGATTGTCGGAGTGAATTACGTACTTCGGCAATGGTTTTTTATTGTCAATACAGTAATCCACCAGCCATTTGGCACAGTGATATCCTGTATGTTCGTTATGCTCTTCATACTTTGCGTAATCAAAATATACATCTTTTGGCATGACAATCAACCTTTTAGGACCATCTTCCTCCAGAAAGTAATAGTTATCCCCAAGGTCATGGTCAAAGCTGATTATTTCAGGTAGACCTTTGCGCTCAATCTTATCTACAAACTCATGATAGCTCCTGACTACCTCCCATTCATTCTCTGAAATAACCTTTTTGAGGTGCAGAGGTTTCTTAGATATGAGAGTATCAATAGGATTTCTCCAATCATCGAGATACAGATTGTATGCCATAAACTCGTTTTGCTGTGTTGAAGAATATCATACTCAACTCAGGAGGAATATTGAATCTGTTCTGGTTAATACCTATTGATATATAGATATTACCATTTGCAGTCCTTTCTGTTGCGGCCATCCAGTCACAGAACATTTCCACTAAATCCACCAAATCCATTCCTTTTATACCATCTCGATAGTGCTCTGGATGATGAGAATTATTAGCGTAGTGATGGTCAAGAGCTGGTTTAAGCTTTGCCAGACTATCTTTGTACTCATCAGAGCCATAAGTTAAGCTCTTCAGGATAGGTGTCATTTCATCAAAGAGTTCTTTCTCAGGACTTTGTAACTTTGATTTATCATGAACCTCTCCTCTTTTCCCCAGCTCTTTTGCAAACTTTTCCAGTTTCAGTTGGACATTTACGATGTGCTCAATGGTGTCTTCTCTACTGTCGTACATAATGCCTCCTTTAGTTTTTGCCGGCTGATTATAATATCATCCCAGTCACCATACCGGCTTCTATGACCTAAGATGTGTTTAATTGCAGTCTTAACTCTCTGCCAAAATGGCTTGTGGGTAAGATGAACCTGTGCATAGATGACATCTGGCTCATCCTCAAATGAGACAAATACCAGTTGGTGCTCCATGCTTGCACACTCACATAATATCAATTTTGTATCCATAATATTTGTTTTAGATAAAAAGGGAGCTGTAGAAACAGCCCCCGGAAATCTGAAATATGAGAAACTTTAATCAATGAATACCATCACTGAACCATTACGGCTCCTGTTTTCTGTATTCATGTAGATTCTATGCCAACCCTCCAAATGTATGGTAGCATGGTCTGGGTGTTTGACATAACCTCTTCCATAAACACTGGCATCTGCTTGCCTTTGAGTATAACCTACCTTCAAAGAAGGGTCAAGTTTCCTATACTCTGATGGAGTGAGCACATTAGTTCCATTGAACCAAACCGTACGTCCACCGGAGCGATATACTTCCTCAACAATATGAGGCTTACCACCACCGGGACGAGACATAGGTTCATCTCGATGTGTGACTGAGTTTTTAGGCAGTTTGAAATCAGGAGAAGGAACAAAGAACCATTCTCCTTGTCTAAGGAAAGCAGAATTTTTACGCTTATGTAGCTTTTTCCTCTCTACACCACCCTCAACTTCCCTTACCTCTTTAGGTTTCAGGTTCTGTTTTGCTTCCCAGATAGTAGTACCAGTAGCTGCTGCTACAAACCAGTCACGTTCATCATGCCCACAAAGCCACTTATCATTCTGAATTTCAGTATGAAACCCATCTTTTGCCCTATTCTCTACCTGCACTTTTCTCCGGACATTAACCAGAATGTGCTTGTCTTTAGGGTCTGCTTCCTGCACTGTCACGGTAGTATCAGAATTCCCAAGGTCAAAGATAAACTTACCATTTTTCACATCTACGGTATAGTTATCCCCTCCCGGAAGGGTTCTGAACACTCTTCCACGACGTGTCTGACGGGACACCACACGGTCTCCTTTTTTAATTTGTACGTCTGCCTTCATCTTTGAGAAGGCTTTTTCCAAGTTAGTCATAGTTATTAGGATTAATTCGTTCCCTTATCTCCATTAGCACCTTACCTAACTGATTCTGTCCCACACCTTTACATACTCCCCAGTAGGTGTCACCCCACCAGTTTGTTTCCTCTAATCTTCGGGTACCAGTAGCTAATAGTTTTTCTTTTAAGTCTTTGTGTCTGGTGTACTTGTCAAGGTTCACTTCGAACATTATTTGAACCTTAATATCATCCCAGTCCGGTCTGAGAACCAGACCATTCGAGCCAACTTTCTTGGCCATACTTGGTTTCATGTCCTGAAACGACTTTCTGACCTCTGGGTCCAACGTTTTAGCAGCCTGATAAGCTGCCTCTGTAGACCCAAAGACCAGTCCGTTGTGATGAATTTCACACTCATGAAAGTTAGAAAGCCACCTATAGTCCTCAAAGAAGCCACGAATGTTGTCCTTATCGTTCTCTATACCCGGCAATCTTTCAAACCACTGCATTAAAATAAACTTAATTGCTGTCCCGGATTTAATCCATCTAAGAAAGCCTTTGCTTTCTTTGTCTTTTCAATGGCATCTATCCTCTCCAGAACTTCAAGGATATAATGATTGTAGTCAATCTTGTAATCCTCAGCTTCAAAAAACCTATTAAAATAGGTTATTAAAGGCTGACCCAACGCCGTTGGTGCATTTACGTGATTGTTCATGGGTTTCCCTTCATTGTTCCACCCACGCTTATATAGTATAGTACCCTCGGTAGATACGTAAAATACTATCAATTTTTTGTGCACTTTAGTCTTCACCTTACCTTCTTCTGTCCATTGCTCTTCATAGTGCATTTCTCCGGAAGCCTTTTTAGCTATACAGAAGTCATAAATATTTTTATGATTTCTAATAAACTCAATGGGGTCTTTACCATCCATAAAGTAGGCTTCCAGAGCTAAAGGAACAATCCTCATGGATTTGTTCTTATTTAGCTCAAACTCGGTCATAAACCGACCTTTCTTCTTCACACTGAAGTTTCCATCTTTCTCAATCTTCTTAGCAAGATAGCTATTAATACCATCCTGATAAAGTCCTGCAAAATCAGCATATTCCAAGGCTCCAGTCTTAGTGTTACCTACCTTTTCTTCCCATCGTCTGCAGATAGCTTCATATTCTGCTTCTTTCTCTTCAGGGAACATAGTAACTATACCATCAGTATTTCCACTAACTACCTTAAAACCAGCCATATGCATCATTTCAATGAGCATTAGTATCTCAATCTCACAACCCAAACAGACCATAAGTAATCCTGCAGGATACTCAAGAAATGAACCTTTCTGACCTAATTTGCCAAACAAACCTCCATTATTACAGAGTTTCAGCATTTCCTGTAAACCCATAAGCGGTCTTGCTTCAGCATCCCTTCCTTCTTCCTTAAGCTTTTTGGCCTGTGCTTTCAGAATTGGTCGTTTGTCAACGTTATTTCTGGCAATCTCAATCATGATTTTGTCAAGATGAGGAGCCATAATCATCATCTTAATCAAAAACCACGGATACTGACCACCTACGTCAGCATCTCTGAGTTTCCATCCTTTAGGAGGAATCAGAGCTCTGTTCTTCTCATTACTATGAAGACCACCTTTAGCAATGGTAAAAGTCGTATTACCAACGGTAATATGAAATTCCTGCTTTTCAGCAAGCACATGCGTGTTACCTAATTTGGTAACAAAATCTTTGAACAGGTCAGTTTCAAAGTGCATGGTTTTGGGAAAGAAATTCTTAAACTTCTTCCCATAAGGATGAATTACCTTCGTAGGAAAAATCTTAGTTTCATCCTTTATACCTGTGGCTTTCAGATAGTTAAGCTTGTTCCATTCTTCACCAATTTTAACATCACTCCAGTTCAGACAGGGCATTCCTGTCTCTTTCATAACGTCAAACCGGTCCTGAATTTTGTTCTTACCTCTGTAATCCTTTAATTCAGGCAGGTCTACTATTCCCAGAGTTAGTTGGAGCAACTTAAAGGTTGCCATAACGTCATGTCTGCGATAGTCTTGTACTAACTTAACATCTTCCTCTGTCATACCTATCTTTTTGTGATGGATAGGCATTTCCTCCACGTCCATGTTAAACATGAACTCACACCATTTTAAAGAAGTCCTACGAGCCTCATTATCAAAGTGATGTATTCTAAACACATCAATAGCAGGTATTGTAAACCTATTTTCTTTGTAGGGCGGGAATAAGCCATAATTACTATTCTCAATCAAACTTTGCGCAAAGTTAGCAATAGTTCTTGCTGTTTCCAAATTTGATAAGTCAAACCATTTCTGGTGATTTTCCACAACCCACTCCAATACCTGCTGGTCAAAATTAATTCCGTTAAAGGTAACGAGGTAGTCATAAGACTGTGAGGTATAATGTTTTACGAACTCAAACAGTTCATTTTTATACTTCGTTACCTGAAACTCTTTCCATTCTTGGGTATCGGGATTATAAATACCCACATCAAACATCTCTGTTAGGGTCTCAATATCACAAATCCCTAACCTTACGTCATGTCCTTCTGCAATTTTCATGTCTATGTGTTATCATGATTAATAATCAACCTACAAAGCTCTCTTAATCTTTTCTCTGTCAGGTTTTGTTTCATCTTATTTACATCTTTGTGAACCCATTGCAAGTTCCCTACAATATATCCTTTCGAGCTATCAATCCTATCTAAAGAAGCATCAATATTAGGTTCCCCCTTCTTCCTTGAGACTGACTTTTCGATAGTAAGAGGTAGTCCTGAAAGAGCACATTTTTTACCTTGTTCAACAAATAGCTTCCAAAGATACTCTTTTTCTACATCAAAAACAAGATTTCTTACCTTTGCTCCCTTCTTAAATCTTCCATACAGAGTATCACTGAGGTCACCGACAGAGTTTACTCTACTCATGTTCTTCTCTTTAGCTCTACATTCACAACCTTTGGAAAGTCCTTTCACAAGTGCATGAACACGTACCAATCTTTTGGTACCACATTTACACCTGCAAAGAACTCCCCAATGTCTTGGTTTAATTTCAACCAAAGAGTTGTCAACTACTTTCCAGTACCCAAACTCTTCTCCTATCTCCGGAGTTCTTGATTTCAACTTGCCTCTGGTAGCTATTGTTTTTCCTTTATTTGCCATATAACAAATATACGGAAAAATCTTCAGCTTACCAAATTTATTTGTAATTGAAATCTGCTAACCAATGGATTAGCAAGATAAGTAAAATAACCTTAAATTCCAACATTTTTCCTGAATTTAATTGTGACAGATGGATTATCCTTCATGACATAATTGCAGTCTTCAAGTGGAAAGATATTGTATCTTTCAAGTGTCATGAATTGATTTCTATAAAACTTATAAGCCTCAAGTCTATGACCAGAAGGACTTCCTACCTTACATAGTGGAGAAAATACTGGTGTTAATATACCACCATTATTCCGTATATCAAAAGTAAGATAGATTTCTCCTTCCTTAGTAAAGCCTACAACAGCCTGACCTAAACCATTCTCATTAGGATTATCCCACCACTCCATGCGGTTAAAGATTGGTTGCATATGTTTTGATTTAAAAAGGGAGCTGCGGATTACAGCTCCCGGGGTTTTCACAGGCTGCCCTGAGGCAGAATTATTTAGGGCTTTTGTACCCTTCAGGAAACGGAAAATACTTAATACACTCATTTTCAATCAATTCGATTAGTTTTCTATGAGTCTTACTCAAATGTGGTCTATCATTTAGCCTGTTGAGAATGAAATAGGTTTCAATAGTATAGTTTTCTCTGAACTTCTCTCCCATTTTCTCCATGTCACAGACATTATCCAATCTGTCACATAGCTTGATAGCCAATGCGTAAGATGTCATACTGGTCAATTCTCGTGCAAGATACTCTTTTTTGCCCAATAACTCATACATTTTTTTGTCAAGAGTAAGTTCTTCCACGATAGACGCAACAGCATAACCAAACTGTTTAGCGATTTCATCCAGCTTTTCTCTATCTGAATATTCCTTGAAGCAATCCTCTACTACATCATGCAGTATGGCTGCAGTACCAAGCAGATAGGGATTGGTACTTTTCTTGATGGACATAATCCTATTCATCACGCTGATTGGGTGTAATATGTAGGGTCTTCCATCTCCTTTCCTGAATTGTCCTTTATGAGCATTTGTGGCATAAATTATGGCCTGCTCAAATGTTTTGGCATCTACCATAGTTATTTATTTCTGCTGAAAGTATAGGTACCTACAAAGGCAACACCCAGTGAAAGTACATCAGGTATGGTTCTTCCTGTTTCCATACCTTTTTCACCAAATGTTCCCGTACCATTATAGTATGAGAATGAACCACTTACATATGTTTGAGCACCGGCCGTCAGTCCAACGGCCAGTGCTAACATTGTCAAAAACTTCTTCATTTAATAAGTCTTTTTGCTTTAGTTGTGAAATAAACCCCAAGAGCATTATTATCCAGAATATATCCCGGAATAACAATAGGCTCACTGGATTGAGCATCCTGTAGTGCACGGGTCCGTCCTGTTTCCTTACAGAACGAATCCTCTTTACTACATTGGGAAACACCAAGTTTAATGGTATTATCCACGATTATACCCGCCACAGTGTAACTGGGCTGAGCTTTCTTCTTCTCCTTGGAAGTCATCTTCCGGAAAGATTTGCGGTTTGCATGATTGTTTACATGCATGAAAAAGTGCTTAATCATTACCTGCCTTTTCTGGTTATTGACTTCGCATAAAATGTGTTAGAGAGACGTGCCTCACGAGCAAAGTCAAAATCGTCATGCACATACTCATTGAACTCTTCCTGAGAGAGTTCAACTGTATCGCTCAACTCCCATTCAAATTGAGTTATGAGTTTGTCATAGTCCTCTTCTTTGTTTTGGGGAGTTGTCATAACAAGTTGAAGGTCATATGCAGCTTGGTAGCGGAGAGGTTCCTGAGGAATTACATTCATGGTGTTCTTCATTACCACAAACTCATAGTAGTCATTCCCCGGATAGTTCCTTTTGTTTTCATCATCCAGTATCTTCCTGAACTTTGCCTGAAACTCCTCATAATCAGGCCCTAAGGCACTGGTAGAGGGGTTAGTGGCAATCATATGGATAGCTGGATTGACTACAACGGACTGAACCTGAGTCCTTTTCGGAGGAGTCTTATCTTCCTGCTTCTCCGTCTTCTCGAAGAACATGTCCATTAAACCCATACACCGTTTTTAATGATTTCAGAAATGGTTTCCTTGGTCAAAGGTCTTCCCTGAAGGTCTGCGAACCTGCTTACTGCCCAGTTTTGTTCAGCCATACCACTCATACCTGTGAGAGGGCTGATTCTGGGTGTTGGCTTGTTTACAATCTCCACCAGAAGTAAACCCTTTTCACCTACTGTGTTGGGGACAATCTCTCTTATCCCGTACACTTTGTCCGCAATTGGCTTGACAATCCCATGAGTTTGGAAATATAAATCCCACTCAGGAGAAAACTTGTCATTAATGCAAATCACTTCCATGTTGCGTTGGTTTGTGTTGACAAATCTCCTTTACTCGACGGAGGGTTTCCTTGGCTACCTGACGTAGTATGTGGATAACTACCTGAGCTTCCGTGAGTTCTCTGGTTCGTATCCGAGCATATACGTAAGTTCTTTCCTTTACCCTGACTTTGTGCTGTCCGGGCTTGGCAGATGCAATTGGTCGTTTCATGTTCTGGATTTCAGGGTTTCAATTTCCTTCTTTATACGAGCAATATCTTTATCATCCAACTTAATACTGGATATATTCCCTTGCTCGTCAGTTACGGTCTTGAAACCAGTTAACAATTGGTTTTCAAGTCTTTTTAGAGCACTCTTTCTGCGTGTATTAGCAGCAGGGCTCGTGTCAAACTTCTTTGGCATTTAATTGTTCCTCCATTTGTTTTAATGATTGAATACGGTTTCTTTCATGTTCTTCATAGTGAAGTTTTCTGTGACAATTAGCACATAACACTATACACTTTTTGAGCTCTTCCTGTAACTTCTTCTTTGAATTCCTTAGATAACTTATAGTTTTTTCCTTCTTAGAAGGGTCCACATGATGAAATTCTATACAAGCAGGATGATTCTCTCCACATTTTGAACAACTTAGGGTACGTTTCCACTGTTCAAATTCACTAAGTCGTTTGAGCTCATAGTTTCTTGCGTTTCTCTTTAACTTTGCAGCATTGGACTGATAGTACTTTTGGTACTTTTCCTTATTCTTTTGGTAACTTTTTTTACTTTGCTCTTTCTTACGAGCAAGTCTTTCTTCGTCTGTATATATCTTTTTTCTCATAAAAAGAATATACAACATTTTTAGTAAATTACCAAATTATTCTCCATTTTTTGGTTTGTTATGGAAGTAAACTAATACTATCCATGCCAGTAAGAGCAAAGCTAATAAAATTTTTCCTTCCATAGTAATAGATTTTAACAAAAAAGGGAGCTCTTTCGAACTCCCCTAAAATCATTCTGTTTTATCCTCTTCTTCAGAAACTGTCTTACCCATCAGAATGTTGAAGTAGTT